TAAAATATCTGCTATTTTTTAATATTTCTGGTTTTAAAATTGTATTTTTTCTAAGTTTCTCTAAGAGTTTTGACATACCATAAAATATACCACATTTCTAATTTGATTCAATACTAAAATTGAAAAAGGCGAAAGATTTTCATCTTTCGCCTTTTTCTTTTACACTCAAAGAAAATCAATTAGTCTGCGCATGCACAACTACCACTGCAAGAGGTAACTTCTGCACTTTTCTTTTCTGCTACTTTTACAAGTTTATCCGTTTGAAGTTCTTTACGAACAACTTTCAAATGTTTACTCAATTCACTTGCGCCTTTGCGGGCACGAACTGCGGCACTTGCAGTTCCTTTGGTGCGAAATTTAGCAGCATCTTCAAGAAAATCCTTGACTAGGTCGATTACTTTCTTCTCATTTTCTGTTAGGTTTTGTAGTGTTTCCATAATTAAAAAAGTTTAACAATATTTTCTTCCGTTGAAGGAACTTGCGGAGCTTGCTTTAGGGTAAGATTTGTATAATTTTCCACAACATTTGCAGCCAATGCAAGATTAGCATTTAATACACTATCTTTTGCAAAGGTATACAGAATATCTTCAGTTGGATTTGCAAGTAAACTGCGTAGATTTACTGGAGGTGAAATACTAAGCATTTCAATAGGAATGAAATTGATATTTACTTGACCATCTTGTCCGCCAATTCCTAAGAATGCAGGATTTTTCACAACCAAACTAGTTTCAGTTTCATTTACGAGTGTTGCAACGATTAATTCGCTTATGTTTTTAAGGATTCCAATAACTTTAATGTCCATATCAATATTAACTCTTAATAAACTCCTATTTCAAGCATTATTTTAATTTTCCTTGCATTTTTCTTTCTAAAAGTTGATAATTTGAAAGACTGTTCAAATTGAATGATTGTAATAAATCATGATAATCTTTTTGAAGTGCTGAATAAGTTATTATAAACTGATTTTCTTCGTGTTCTATGAGTTGAATTAGTTCAGCTTTTGAAATCCATTTGCCGGAAAAATGGTCTTCACGAATAATTTCAATATCTCTTTGTTCAAAAACAATAGCAAAAATTCTTTTTATTTCAGCCGAAAAGGTCTTCCAACGAGAATTCAACTTGTTTTCTAGGGTCTGGGAGGTTCCATCGGAGTGCTTCATATATAGGAGTCAAAGATTGCAAAAATCCTTTAAAGAAATGTCGTGTATAATCAATTGTCAAATTGAATTCAGGAGGTAATTCATTTTGATATGCAATAGCAGGCAGATTAAATTTATTTTCCTTTAAAAACACAATTTTTACTTTAGAACCATTTACAATCTTTGGATACTTATCTGTTAAATTTAATGTCTTCAATAATTCGTTATGGTAAATGCATAATTTAGCAGTTCCGTGTGTTCCTGTGGCTATATCAAACTTGTTGTTTTTACCTTCCCATTTATTCAATACCTTAATTGATGTTCTTTGTGCAATATCATTTGGTGATAATTGTTGAAAATCTGTATTGAAGATTTCATTAATCATATCATTTGCTTGCTTATTATCCTTGGAAATCATAATTGCTGTTTCGACAATCTTTTTTGCCAGATTTCTGACTGGAATACTCCATGTACTTTTAGCAAGACTCAATCCAGAATATTTGAATTTATTCATTTTCTTTCCTTCCTTATTAACAAGGTGGAGAATATAATGCTTCTTTCCTGTCCAAATTGCTCTTGGACAAACGGATTCTCTTTTAAAGAAAAAACGCGGATCTTTGGAATTCCATTTATCAATTGCCCATTGGCGAATTGTAGAATTGATATGATCAGAAATTTTATTTTCCACTTCAACAAATTCAGGGGTCAAATCACCATTTTCATCAATTAGTTCGAATTTATATTTGTCTTTAATATCTTTAATTGTGATTAGGCACGAATCAGTATCACCTGCAACAACAATATCTTTCCATTCCAAATCCCATTCCTTTGATACGAAATCATTAATAGTCTGATCAGTTTTACGAATCATTTCTTGCCCTGTTAATGTAATGCTGCGAGCACAGTCAGGATCGAATAATGCAAAGAACCGATTACAGAAAACACCATATGTAGAATTCAATAAGATTTTATAAAGATATTGTTCTGTATCTTTTTGATCCGCAGTTTTACGAAGCGAAATATATTCGTTCGATTCTGGATTTAATTTTTCCAGTTTCTTTTCCATGATTTCCACTTCTTTACGAATATTCTTTCGTTTTTCATAAAGTTCATCGCAAAATGATGCAGCTAAACCTTTTTCTTTTTGATGAAAAACTATTCCTGCTGCTGAAATACTGCAATCGTTTCTAACTAAAAATTGTTGAAGTTTGTCTTTTGGAATCGACGTTACAACACCTTTTTTAAAGAAAAATAAGACTACTTGATCATTTTCTTCTTTAACAATTTTAGCAACCTTCATTTCAGGAGAAATGTTTAATGTAATAATTGTACTAGGATACAAACTGTTTGCATCAAAGCTAACAATATCAGTATGCATTGTATTTTCCGGTTGCTTAACATAGCCTCCGGGAATTCTCTCTTTTACTCCTTCGTCTTGTGTAGTAATAATCTTATTTTTCAACAACCCTTGTTTAGCAATAATTCCTGTAATAATTGCAACTTTACCAAGTGCTTTATCAATATTACAAAATCCACTAAAAGCAGAGAATTTAGCGATTTCCAGATATTTTCGTCGTTCATCAATCAATATAAGCAATTTTACGTCCCAAATATTGTAATTGATAAATCTATTCCAATCGGTGTGACACAAATCGTGTAAACTCAATTCACCATAATCTAATTTACCCATTCCTAATTCTTCTTTTGCAACAAAATCCAATCCATCACTTTCCCGTTCACCGGGAGTGAAAGTTTTATATAAAATCATATAATCCAAATGGGAAACTCCGCCAATGGTATATTCTGTATACGTTTGTTTAAACTTGTTCTCTTTTTCTTGACCGTAAATATATTCGACAGGAGACAAGTTCTTTGATTTTCCTTCTCCAAGAACTGATTCGATACGACGCACAATGTATGGCATGTCGAAACTATAAGAATTATATCCAACAATAAGATCAGGAAAATTCGCTCTCCAAAATCTCAAAAACTTTTGAAGTAGTTCTTTTTCAGTAGGAGTAAAATTATAAACAATTTCTTCTGGTTCAATATTTTCCAAATGATCTTTGCATGAATAATGATTATATGGTTTAACTCCCCATACATAATACTTCTTGGTTTTACTATCAAAAACTGTAATTGATGTTAATGGAAATTTTGCATCTTTTGGATCAGGGAATTCCTCAGAAATAACTTCGATATCGTAATAAAAAATTCTCAAAGGTTGTCGAGTCAAATCTATAATATCAGAATCATAATAGTTCTCTAAAAGATATTGCTGAGTTGCAGGAAGATTAAAATATTTGGTTCCTTTATAAGTTTTAAGATATTCCGTTCTTTCCCATTCACTAGAAAATTCTTTTTTTGCCAAAGGAGTTCCATCAATACCGTGAGAAATTACCAAACGATTATCTTTAGTTGGAATATAAAGATATGGTTTGTATTGAACTTTCCGATAAATCGGTTCTCCATCATTTGCATACAGCCAATGATGAATAATTGATTTTTTCTTATCGTAAAAAATATTTCTTAGCATTCTATAAAACTACTAGAATTGTTCTGGATTGTTCTGTAAGAAAGTTGAATTTTCTTTTCTTTTAGAACTTCCGTATTCTGTAGTATACAAGAGCATATACTCATCAAGATGATCTTGCAAGATATATTTTTCGGAGTATTGACGAGAAAAATCGGATGCATTCATATAATTTTCTTCACTACTCAACACCTTTTCTAATTGTTGGAATAATTCTTCTGAAGAATTGAATAAATATTCCCATCCATTAAAATTATATGCTTCCAAGTTTTGAGCAATACAAGGAATACCTTGGATTCCTGCTTCAGTTAATTTAATATTTGCTTTTGCTCTTGAAAAGTTATTCTTTTGTAATGGAGCAATTGATATATTAACATTCAAACTTTTCAGTTTTTCGGTATATTCGTTAATTGGACACCAATCATGAAATTCGATTCCATTATTAATAAATTGGCGTAATTTTAATGGCAATGCTCCAAAAAATACCCATTGATATTTTTTATGAACAAGTATATCTTGAATTATTGCATCTACTACATGACCAAAATCATCATTTTGTGACACTTTATTAGCTACATCAAAATGTGTTCCGCTTCCTGCATACAATACTCTTGGCTTACTTTGGTGTTTTTTATAACGATTAATTATTTCCTCCCTATTATAATTTTTTTCAAACCAGTTTTTAGGTGCATAATTAGGGATAACCGTAATTTTATCAAAATTTAAATACTTTTTGTAATGCTGTCTCATATGTTCGGAAACAACGGTCATTTCATCAACAAATGGCATTATTTTTCTAACAGTGTTTAATACTGCATCTCCTTCAAATGCGCTTTTACAAACATTATAATCTGGAATATCCTGGGAGGGAAGTACAATATCATCGACCTCATAAATAATACGAAATCCTTTTCCGGTTTGTGCTTTTAGTTGATTAGAAACCTCCCGCAAGAATTTTACAAATTCATACTGAGGTTCGGTACATTGTCTTTGTAATCGCACTGCATCAATTCCACCATAGAATTGACCTACAGTAACCATTTGATATAATGTCATAACTACAGCTTTGTTGTATGCCAACAAGTCGTCTGCGGGCCAAATCATTCGCCAAAAAGCACACCCACTTTGATCAGCACAATAATGAATCACTCTTGGCAATCCATCCCCCGGAGGCAGAATTTTTGGACTTTGTTGAGCAACTGTTTGCTGAACAGTTGCAACATTATTTGTTACCGCTCCATATTTTTTATTATATGGAAAATTTATATTTCCATATTGAGAATTCTGAATGCTTTCTTTTTGAACTTTCGGAACTTTTTTTATCGTTGTGGGTTTAATTATTCTAGCCATTAACGATATTTAAGACTGTATAATCAATTATTCAATCGTGTAATGCCATTCTCTTTAATTAAATCAATAATATTACAATCAAACAACTCCACATTACTTGCCCGATGAGTTACAATCAAATAGCATTCATCACTGTTTTCTTTTAACACTTCTAAAATTGCTTGCATGCCACTACCGTCTAATGCAGAATCGAATAATTCATCCATAACAGTTAAGTTGACATGAACATTACTTTGTAATCTTCTTATATCCCTGAATGCGAAAAGCATTGCAAAATCAACTCGTTTTGCTTCACCTCCACTTAAACTGCCATAACTATAATCTTCTCCATTAACCGATTTAAATGTTTCTTCAAAAAATTCATCAAAATACACACGAAACGGAGAATTCAATCGTATAAGATAATGATTGATTCGATCATTTAAGGAATTGATAATTTTCTTAATTAAAAGTGCTTTAATTCCTGTTGGCGATGCACCTTCTTTAATTAAGTTTGCCAATCTTGCTTTATTTGATAGTTCTTTCTCTTCTAATTGAAGAATAGTTAACTTTTTCTGAGTTTCATCAATTTTCTCTTTAAATGGATTAGTAAAATTCTGTAATTTGATTAATTCATTTTCTAAAGATTCTATTTCTGTTTGACTTTTTACAAACTTTTGTTGTTCCAGATTTAGAATTTGAACTGTTCGATTGTTTTCCGAAATAGTTTTTTTCCCAGAACTAACATCATTTGATACTTTGTTTATTCCATTATTCAACCGAGATATTCCTTCAACTAAAGTGGTTATTTCTTCTGATAAAACCTTCTTTTCATTTTCGATACTTTCTCTGTTATGCTCTTCAAATGGTCTTTTACAAGAAGGACATTCTGCTAATGTTCCTTTTAATTTAGTTAAAATCTTCTGCTTTTCATTTTTATCTGCTTCCATCCCGTATTTCTTTTCATTGCCTCTGCGAATCTTATCTTCTTTTTCAATTAAAGAATTTTGAATAAGTTCATTCTCTGCAATTAATTCATTTATTCGACTTGAATTATCAACTGGTTGAACACTTTTTAATGATTGGATTTTATTAGATAAATCTAGAATATTTCTTTCATTCTTTTCCTTTTCTCTTTGCTGATAATCTATATCCGATTGTAAATCTCTTTGTGTTTGAGTTACTTCAAACAATTTGCGATTTTTATTATCTTCCGCAATTTTATATTCTTCTTTTGCTAGTTTTAGGAATTCGGTAAATGCTTCCAAACCTAAAATTCCTTCCACGAATTTTGTCTTTACTTCTTTCTTTTGATTTAAAAAAGCCATGGAATCCCGATTTGTCATTACAATAGTATTAGTAAATATTGTTTTACTAATACCAAGCATTTCAATAATACTTTTGTTTGTTTCGGGAATACTTTTTGTAAAATTGTCACTATCTCCATTAACAGTTAAAATCAATTTACCCGGATTTAATGAACGAACCACATATAATTCGTCGTCATTAACTTTTAACCAACCTTCCACAATACAACTCTTTTTAGAATCTTTATTTCTAATAAGTTTTTGATTAATATCCCGATAAGTTTCCCCAAACAATAAAAATGATAATGATTCAACTATTAACGATGTTTTTCCAACCCCATTGTGCGAATCAGTGTCTTTATTATAACCTGTAATAAATGTTATTCCATTTTTGAACTCTACTTCGATAGGATCATCCCCATATGATAAAAAGTTTCTAACTTTTATTTTTTGAAATTCTACAATTTTAGAAATCATGTAATATTTTACCACAACCATAGGTTTTACGCAACACTTTAAATTATATAAATAACATTATGACATTTGACCACTTATTAAATTTAATTCATGAAAGTTCGGAAGAATTTAATCCAAAATTATTCGATATATTAAAGAATAGTTCTGATCCATTAATTGGTGTTCATTTTTCAGGAGGAATTCCAAAAAACCGAGAACCTAACGACACCACTCCATTTCTTGCCACTAGATTAACACCGGGTCATCATGATCCATTGGGAACTTATGTTTTTCCAAAAGAATATGTATTAAATAACCTATTGCTTAAAAATTCAATGTTTGCTAATAAAAAATATGCATATATAATAAAACCTAGTAATAAAGCAAATATATTAAATTTAAATATGTCTGAGGAAGAAGCTAGAAAAATTCTCTATTCTATGGGAATCTCTGATGAATATTATGATCATCCAGATTTATATCATCGGTCAGTATCAGATGATAAATTAACGCCGGGACATAAATTTTGGGCAAGTATAGAATCTTATCGCCATAAGAACAATTTATCAAAAAATAACTCTTGGAACATTCTTTTTAATAAAACACCTTATAATGCAATATATGATCCGGGACTTGCAATAGTTCATAGTAATGAACCAATTCAAATAGTTTATTTGAAAAAAGATGCATTTATAGTGGTGGATGTTATTAACCAAAATCCAACACAAAATATAATCAAAATTTTCAAAAAAGAATTTCCAAATTTTAAAATTACCGAAGAAAAATCAAGATATGATAGCAATAAAAAAATCGTTTTTAGTCATAAAAATAATTATTTTTATCTATATTTTGATGCAAATAATTTTGATATAACTGTCATTGTAAATCATGAGCATCGTTTAAAATTTACTAAAGATTTTAGTAACATTGGTCGGGGAGATGGAGCTTGTTTTCATGATTTGAACAATCTTATAAATGCATTAAAACAAAAACTTGGACCAAACCCGGAAGTCGAACAAAAAACTAATAATATAATAAAGGACATTGCACATTTATATGGATTAAGATTAGAAAAAAATGATTATGAAGGATTTATGATTGTTAGGAATTATGCTCATGAAGAAAGTAAAATTTATTTTAATATTTTTGGAAGTGATTATAATGATACATTAACAATTAATATAAAGAAATCTTTAAAAAATAAGAGCAAATACTCAAATGCATACAATTCCTACCATTTCAATTCTGCGATTGAAATAGATTATCGAAAATCATCCCAAACGTTAGTGAATGAATTGTTCGATAAAATATTCGAAGAGATTAATGCCCAAAAAGATAATTCTGAAAAAAGACTCAAAGAAAATCAGAAAAAACAAAGAATAGATCATTATCTTTATGATGATGTTACTCGTTGTAGAAATGCATTAAATGATTTAAAGATTATTCGTAAAAAAACTTTTCCAGAAAATCCAACACGAAATCTTAAAAGTATAAAATAAAAAAGGTCGCTATTTCAGCGACCTTTTTTATTGTTAGTAGTTAACCCAAGACTTTTAGTGAATCTCGGATTTTCTCCAAGTCACTTGCTGTAATCTCGCCTGCTAAAAACCTCTGTGTTGCCTCTACGAGGACTTTAGATGCCGACGAGGGTTGTACCGCATCCGTACCTGTAGTGTACGTAGGAGTGCTTGGTGTCTCTGCTTTTGGAGCATCAGCATTTGCTGTAAATGTTTGAACATGATCGCCGGGGCGAACAATTCCGAAAACTCTGCCTGTTGTCATTGCCATAATAAGTTATTTAATGAGGTTTTTCTCTAAAGTCTAGTTTAACTTGAAATTTCACCAACTTTATAGTACAAATCAAAATCTTTGAGTTCCTCTAATTGTTGTTTTATATTTTTAGTTATATTATTTTTGTAGATGGTATTTAAACTTCGGTCAATTAATTCTGTATTTACAGGAACTATTTCTATATTCAACTTCCATATATCATTTATTGTATTGACCAATTGGAATTTATTGCATTTTTCTTCCGTGAATAGGTGTCTAACGCCTTTTATATAAATATCATCTCTTAATAAGGATTCTATATGTTTAGTCAATTCTAAACAAGTTACTCCATTCCATATATGATTTATAAATCCTTCGATTGAGGTATTTGACATGGATTTGACCCACTCTAATAAAGATAGTTTATTATATATTTCTTCTCCTATAATAGAAGTTCTTATATTCATTGCTTCGGGCGGTTCTCCCATACTTTTAGATTTTCCGTATAAATACAACGAATCGTGTACATCTGTCTCAACGTAATTTCCTTTTTTTCCACTAAAAACACAATCAGTAGTTATGTTTATTAATTTACAATTTGACGATGATCCACATATCTCCTGTAACCAATGGGGAAAAACGGAATTAATCAGTATCATATCGGAACTTTTAATATTTTTTCTTTGAGGGATTTCTCCTACGCAATTAATTATTGTATTTTCCTTTCTCATGTCCACTTTTTCTAAAATTTTATACTGTATTTCTGAAAAGGTACTGAATACAATATCAAAATTTTTCCGCGTACACCCAACTACATCAATACCTTTTTGTAAAAAATATGTATAGATATAATTCCCCAACATACCATTAGCTCCAATAACTATTATTCTTTTATCTTTCATAAAAACCGAATTGCTCTAATGATTCAAATAATTCTTCCTTTTTGAGACAATGATCTTTTGATGAATATTCGGAAAAATCTAATTTAAACGGATTGCTAGATATTTCTTTATTCATCAACAAACAATTATGTATAGGATTAAAAGTTAATCTGGGTAGATGTTCATTAGATGCTAGTAATTCATGAATCTTTTCGTTTTCTCTAGGTTTAGTTATTTTATATTGCAGCCCAAATTCTTCATGAAAAATATCCACCATATCTTTGATTTTAAAACTTTTAGCAATCGGCAATATATTAGTGTTTGAAAAATTAACACTTTTTTCAATAATATCTATTGCTTCGTCCACTGTTAGTATAAACCGTGTCATCTCATCTCCATAAAGAACAAATTCAGTTTTATTGCGAATATGTTCCCATATGACAGGAATAATAGAGCCTGTAGAATTTAAAATATTACCATATATTGCTGTGGTAAAGGATGGAGAGATATTGTTATTATTCGATATAAATGACTCACCCGCTAGACCCTTACACATTCCATATATAGTGGTTGGAGAAATCGCTTTGTCAGATGATATATAACATGCAGAAATAAAATTATTTACTATTGCCGCATGTTTTGAATTAAATGCTCCTTGCACTATTATTTGAGTTGCTTCTTCATAATTTTTTTCACATGCTTCTATTTGTTTCAAAGATGCAGCAAATACTCCCATAGTATGACCTTGACTAGATTTTGTCAACAAGTCCCTATTCCTTACATCCCCTACAATAAAATTAACTTCTGGATACAGTTTTTTTAAAAAATAATGTTTTGCTTCATCTCTAGAAAACACTGTTATTTCGTTATCATTGTACCATTTTTTAATTAAATGTTTTCCTAAATATCCTGCTCCTCCTGTTATAAAGATTTTCTGAGATTTAATCATATATTTAATAATTTATTGATATCTTGAATAATAAGTTCATTTAAAACTGAATTTCTGTTCTGTGTATAAAAATCCCATGTAAGTTCTATGTGTGTAAGTGGATTTCCTTGTTTATCGGGTATAACAATGCCCAATACATCACCTTTAGGAAAAACAAAGTCAGGTAAAAAACGAAAACTTGCGGTATAGAAAGATTCTTGTCTAATTTTTAACCATGCTAGATATGCCGTTCCGCTTGAGTTTATACCAGTATTTTCTATATTTTCTGGTCCTATATCATGTAACAAAATCATCCCCTTTTCTTTTATAATTTTTAAACTATTATAAAAATCCCGTATTACGGCAGATTCATTATGATCGGCATCTATGAAAATAATATCAAATTTTTCAGTATTTTTTTCAAAAAAATGATCAGTTGTAGTTGTTAATATATTTTCACCAGAAATTATCACATCTACTCCAGTTTTATGTACCTCTGTAGTAATATTATTGAAATTTTCTTTATAAGGTCCAATACCTAATTCAAGATAATTTTTATAATTATTTTTTTCAATGAGGTAATTTATCAATTCGTATCGGTAGTTCATAGTATTAATATTATTGTATTTCACTAGTGAATAGATCATCATTACCACTAGGACTTTCTAAGTAGACATAACCATAATTTTTCATGTAATTTTTCATTTCTTCTTGTCTATTTTTAAAATTTGATGTTTCTACTAAAATATAAGTCGGTCGATTCTCATTTAAATTCAAACCGTTTAATACTGGTATTTCATATCCTTCTACATCCAGCGAGAAAAAATCTATACTCCGTATATTATATTTTTTTATATAATAATTTAAAGGTTGTGCGGGCACTTCTATAATAGTTGATCCCGGTTTTTCATAAAGATATCTATTTTCATCAATGGTTTGTCCCATACAACTTTCATTTTTATCGGAATTTAAAAAATACCCCGAAATCGTAGGTTCATTATATGATATATCACATAATGCCGCATGTTCCACAATATCGTCAGGTCTATTTTGTCTACACAACTGATAATATATTGGATTCGGCTCTATTAATAACCCTTTCCATTTATATTTTTCTTGAAAATATTTTGTGTTTGACTGGTATATTCCGTCATTCGCTCCTGCTTCAATATAAAACCCATTTTGAATTTTACATAAATATTTTTCCATTTTAATATCTAGATCATGAAGACTATAATTCATATATTATTTTACTGTAACCCCCCTTTTATGTCAACTATTATTTATTTTATTGAATACTCGGTTATTTATAATACTCGACGTGGAGGGTCCACTATTAGGTTTATCATACATTATACTCAACATAGATTCATTCCAAGATTTCCAAGATTTTTTTATATCTGTATTACTATCCCCTAAAAATAAATTCCAATGTATGTAATCTTCATTAGAAATACGTTGTGTAATATAATTTATATTACTAGTATCCCATTTCGCATTCCAATGAGGTTCTGATAGCCTGCATTGATGCCCTATTTCTTGAAGAGGACTTTTCCATGAATAATCATAAGATGCTTCTTGACTCTCATATAACGCCAAATTGGACTGTGCCAATCTAAACGTCCAATCTCTGTCTTCCCATCCTCCCAATAAAAATCTTTCATCCCACCAACCTATTTGTCGAACAAGTTCTTTAGAAAATCCCATATAACCAACATTATAAAGATAAACACATGCAAACCCATTTTCTAATAGATTTACTATTTTAAGTGTTTCTTCTACAGAAACTGTTGTCCGATCATTAGCGAATATCATAAATTCATACTTGCTAGTAGCAATAGCATGATTCATGAGTTGAGAATATGAGGGGTATGCTTTTGGATATCTATCTATTCTTAAATTAAAGTCGATATCTGAAAAATGATCTGTTAAGTTTGATAAATCGTTTTTTTGCTTGTTTACTACATCTCTGGAACATCCACAATGTAAGTTTATAGTTAATTTATCAATTTTCATAAAATCCAATTTTTTGCAACTTCCCAATTACTTCCTGTAAAATGACGGAATTTAACATCATTTTTTGATTTATCAAATCTATTTATCAAGAATGTTTCATCTGATTCTCCAGGCCAAATAGTTAAATTATATTCAACTGGTAATATTTCAATATTATTATTAAAATCTTCAATAGGATAGAAAGTATTATCTGTCTTATCCGAGTGAATGCCATTATGTGGCAATTTAGTAAATGGAACCCATGAATGTCTTTTTATTCCAAAAAGATTATAGAAAACTGCTTGTTCTCTAAATTCTCCTATAAAAGACGTTTTATGTCTATTCGGAAATCCATCATGAGCCGTTAACTCTTTTGACATTCGTTGAAATATTTCGTCATCTAAAATTTTATTTACCAACTTTTTAGACCATGAGTTGATTCTTAACCCGAATATTCCATGACAATATGTATTACCACTATCAATACATATTGTCATGGACTTATCTAAAGGTGGTTCATATGTAGCAGCTAAATCCACAATTACTACATCTGCATCTTGTTGGATTATTATATCACCATCTAACAATTTATCTTCATCTATTAAACTTTTAATAATCGACCATTTGTTCCACGTTAGATTATTTCTAAAAGGTGTAATATTGTGTTCTTTTCTTATTTCGACATATTTAAACCCATGTTTTTCGCAATATTCTTTATTTCTCGGAGAAATAACTTCATCGAATATATTCTGTCTATAGTCTGAATATGCACTTAATACAAACAAATACTTCATTTTTCTACTTATGATTGATCATTCGGTTGTCAATGTTTTTATAATTTGCCGACATGTTCCTTCCAAAGAAAAATACTCACTATATTTTTCCGTTATTTTTCTTTTCATATTAAGCATTTCATCAACGTTTAAAGTTTTTTTGATTAAAATATCATGTATATGTGGAATATCTACACGATTTACAATAACACATAATTCGTCCCAATTCAACTCATTTTTCCAAGGAAGCCAATGTGGACGATCTGAAATATAAACTGGAATTGCTCCTAATTCAAATGCTTGATATAATCTGAAACTGGAATTGCCATATCCCGCAGGTGCTAGACAAAATAATGATTGTTCCGTGATTTTTATAAATTCGTCCAATGCTTCATCTGATACTGTTTGTGACCAATTTCTAGGAGTGTTGAAATAGTATGCATTATTACTTTTTAAACTATTATAAATTTCCGTTCGAACTGGATGAGTGTATGTTCCCACAAAAGATGCGAATATGTTGGTTTTTTTAGGCGTAGAAGATTTTAAATGTTCTGGTATAGGACTGGCAATTAAAGGAATCGGTACTAATTGACCATTTCCAGAATTTCCTCCTGCGTGAAACACGATTGTATCAGGAGGTAAATGGTATCTAACCCCGTCATCCAATTGACAAACTGTAAACCATTTATCATTCCAATTTAAAGAATTTATATATTTTTGAATATCTATGTTGTGATTATCGACTGCTAAATTTGTCCACCAAATAGGCAAATATTTTCTCGACAATTTTACGTTTTTATTTAAAATATTATCTACAAAATATTTAAAAAAATATTGTTCCAAATATTCATCTGGATTAACATAATTTCCCGGATAAAGAGGATATTTTGGTGCTGGACGTAAATCTGCAAAATTTAGAATATTAGACATGTAGTTTTTTCAGAAATAAATCAAGTAATGGTTCTTTATATTCATGATGACAATAATTGGCATGTAACCAGTATAAATCTTTTTTATCAGGAATAGCAAAATCTAAGTCCTGATTGTACCACACTCCTTTACCAAATGCACCATATGTGAAAGCATTAGAAAATGGTAAAAATTTATAAGACAACGTTTGAATCTGTTGAATGCTGCGATAACTATTGACGAAATATGAAAATGCTTCTTGTTCATTATTAAATTTATCCAAATACGTATTCATTAATAGTAATAGATTCCGGCAAGTTTGTGTATTTCTGAAAAAAATAACTCCAGTACATGCATTTAAAAAATTAGGGTTGTTAGAATCATTCTGACATAAAAAATCCAATCCTTCCATTTCTTTAATTATAAAATCGTGAAAGTTATTAACATTAATAATATCAACATCTAAAAATCCATAAATCTCATTTTCAGGAATGTTAATTAATTCGTCATATAAAACTTCAGCTTTTATATGCATGAAATTTTTCCAATCTGGACTGTTAAATGACGGTTTTTCTCCTGCTAATTGTGGAGCATTCACTACCCTTAAATCCAATCGGTCGTCTTTTGGAAACGATGGCAGAAAATAATTCTCGTACATATTTTTGTGACTCGGGCTATATAATGTTACTATTTTCATTTTAATCAATGTTGTGTATGTTCAATATATCAAAAAAGTCTTTTTCAACTTGTTTTTCTTCATTTTGGATATTTAAGAATGCTCCCCATGGAGTTCTCTTTAAAAGATTAGTTTTCAAATGTAAAACCATTATATTATGCATCAAACAATCCAAGTGTTCATCTCTTAATATAGCATGGTTCCAATCTTTTTCAATACATTCTAGATAACATGCACTGTTTCCATGATGAATATGAAAACAGTATGGAGGATAATCGTTACCAAGAGGAGTATTGTCACCAAAAATTTTCATATAACCTGCCCAAACAACATCATATTTTGGCTTTCCTAGAAAATATGGATTTTGAAAAAGATGTTTGTTCTTTACTGCCCATTCTTTTTTAAAAACAAATGTGTCAAATCCCGCAGGTTCCCAACGAACAGGAACAACTTTTTGATCAACTATACTTTGAAATGAACTTATCTCCTCTATATCAAGACGAGAACATGCCATGGCATCAGGTTTTTTATTTTGAATATATTCAATAAGACTAGGCATAATAATTACATCAGAATTAGTAGTGATGAAATATTCACAATCTTCGTTCACTCCTGCATTGAATAAATCTCGTACCAAAGGTAATTTCTTTTCTGAACTACCTAAATATGATTGACTAGATTGCCTTAAAAGAAACTTAGTGGTTAAGTCAGGATAAAAATTCGAGAATTGTTCTTGCTCATCAAAAAATTGCAAATTTATTACTTCCATTTCTGGATACAAATTTTTAAGATGCAACCAAGAATCTACTGCTACTTTTTGACGATGATAATCATTAAATGTATTTGTAATGATTTTTATTTTCATATAGGCTTTATATTTTTTAATTTTTCGACAACTTTTTCCTCAGTTTCTCGGAAAATATTTTGAATTTGTAAATGATGTTTTTCTTGAAAAATAGCATATTCTGGTGCAAGCCTAGATGTTCTTTGTCCATCATGATCTAAACGCGATTTTGCATCAGGATTATTATCAACTAAATCGTCTGAATTAGCAATATCAGGAAAATACCAAAAAGGAATCCCATATTTTGATTGTGAAACCCGATATGCATAATCAACATCAAATAAATTTTTTAACCGTTCATCATACAAACCAACGTCTTCTATTAATTTTTTAGAAGAGTAAGTGAATTCATTACACATATTAGAAAAAAGATATATTTCATCAGTTGGAGAATATCCTATTTTCATAGTAGGTGTTCGATTATGTTTCGGCCCACTTCCCCAACTAATTGATGCATAGATGAAATATTGAAGATTTGAAATTTTACTAGCATTCTCATATTTCTCGAAAATATTCGAATCCTTAATAAGCATGTCATCCTCACATACAAAAAAATGATCAACTCCTTTATCGAAAAGATATTTCAAACCATCGTTTCTTGCAACCGAAGGGTATTTTACTTCTTCGTGCTGAATCCAATGAACTTTATCATATTTGTTTTTATATTTTTCTCCTCCATTGACCACAACAATTTCATCTAATTTTTCAAATGGAACTGTTTTGTATAAATCATTAAAATAATCTTCCGAATTAAAAGTAATAATAGCTAAACCTCGTTTACTCATAGCATTTATTTAACCAACAAAAAAGGCCAAATCCAGAAAAATACTGGATTTGGCCTTTTTATATTGTTTTTTCTTAAATTCCGAAACCGACTTTTCTTGGTTCTTCCTTTTTCCCGAAATTGTTTTCGCTGTTATAAATTTCAGCAAGTGTCATGTTTTTCTTTGGTGGCTCAGTTCCATGAACTTCTCCATAAAGATTTTTTGTTTTTTGCTCTGAAAGTGCATCAAACTTATATTTCAAAAACATTCTTCCCTTACGCTTTAGTGCATCATCAATCAATTCTTCGTCAGTGTTAAAAGTTGCAATAATCTTGAAGTCTAGAATGTCTGCCATAATACCATCACAAAGATTAAGTAAAATTGAAATAATACTATTATCTGAGGAATCTTCTCTTTTCAAGAGAATTTTTTCTGCATCTTCAATAATAAGAACGCTTTTCTTTTCACGTTTGATAATTGGCAAGAATGCAGGATCTGCCATGCTTTGAATAAAATATGGAGGAATATAAATCTTTTTTACATCAGAAGGAAGGCTCAAAAGATATTTAATATAATTAGTTTTTCCGGAACCGGGAACACCATGAAACAGCACCAATTTATTGTTCTTAGTCTTAAAGTCATTTACCCACTCTGACACTTTATCATGAACTTGGCTAAAATCATCGTTATAATTTTTGCTAATATCCAAATCATAATTTTTGATTTTATGAGGGGTCAATACAATTTCACCATAACTATCCTTTTCGAAAAGAAGAACTTTACCTTCTTGTTCAGTTTTTGGAGAAATCGCAAATTTATCAAAAATTTCGTAAATTTTAGGATTATATGCCGAATGATATATTGTTACACTGCAAGTAGCATCATCTTCTTCCTCCTCTTCATCTTCAGTTTTTTGCAAAACCTTATCCAATATATCCTGATTATCTCTGTTATTTTTACGACCAAGATTATATTCCACTTCAATCATTATATGACCCATACCAATCGAATAATCACTCAGATAAACTGTACTGCGCCAATATCGGTCAATAGTAGTATTAGTGAATATTACTTTAAATCGCAAACTTGCAACATACCTAATAAATTCATCAAAATCCTTTAGTTTTATAGAAAACTCCAAACTGGACGGAATTCTATTATATTTAATAAAATATATAAATTGACCTTGTACTCCTACGTCTCTTGTTAAAGTGACTTTACTGAATTGCTCATGATTGAGAAATTCGTCCTCATGTTCAATTCCAAGGTCTTTTAGTTTTTGATGAATGTTCATACCTCATTTATAGAGAGGAAAAAGTTCTCGTCAAGAATTTTGTTGTAAAAATTGCTTTTGTGAATAATTCTTTTCCAAGAAATCTAATCTTTCCTGAACTTCTTCAATTGTTGAATCACTTATCTCATGAGGAAATGCAGAAAATTTAGATTTAAAGATTCCCCAACTCTCTGAAAAATTCTTGCGAAAATCTGTACTATTGCGAATAACACTGTTTGTATGATTACTGTCAATATCTTCTAGATATTCAAATGAATCTTCTATATCTGGAAAATACCAATAATTGGCTCCTAATTTCTTTAAGTATGATGTATAATAGTGATCCAAATGTTCTGCGGCATTGCAATAATTTTCTCCCATATATCCAATATGAGGAAGAGTATTAGAATGATACAAGACAAATGCATGAAGACTATGTTTATACAAGTCAACTTTGTGCTGGGTATACTGTACCGTTAATCTTTTGAGCGGTGTGCCGTCATCTGCAACGTTTCCACCACCAACCCCACCGTGAGTACCATAAGACAATTGCCCTGCCCACAAGCCCGAATCCATAGCAGTATCAATGTATTTCTGAAACACGTTGTTATCTTTTATAAATACATCATCTTCCATTAAGAATAAGAAATCATATCCTGCATTTCTCATTTCTTTTAATGCAATATTCTTGGCAATTCCTACAACAGTTGGATTGCGGGCACATTGTATAATTTTTGCATTTTCAGGATTTTTCTTAAACTGACTTCCTGCATTTATTATATACACTTTTTCTACGGAATCATGATCTATGGAATCATATGCTTTATGTAGAAAATCTTCTCGATTGCAAGAAATTAATGCAACTGCGGTTTTCTCTTTATAACGATTTAAATTTGACATTTGTTTAATTTATATTTGTTTTAATCTTTTTTCAATTATCTAGTACAAGTTTTATACAATTGTTTAAAACGGTTTGCTAGATATTCCTTTTCATCCAAACTAACTTCTAATAAACTAGTATATTCATCTGCGGCATCATCAAAGTTAACTCCTTTAAACTCTGTCATTGCAACACTATCAGAAATTTGTTTAACTGGTTTTATAGTGGTTCGTACATCTTTTGCATTTAATTTTTTCAACTTTGTTACTATTTTATTAAATTCAGCGGGATCACTAATTTCAACAGAAACAAAATTATTATTTGCCTTTTCATAATCTTTTTCATTTCGAATATATTCGAACCGAGGACTAATTTCATTTTCGATCATTTCATACTGAAGAGTTTCTGAGTCCAGAATATACACATATTTTTTCTCTCCAGATTCTCCCCAATTTAATTGGAATGCACTACCTGAATAGATTAATGGTTTTTTATCATAAAATCTGATTTGAGGTTTATGATAATGACCGCTCATTAATATTTTACACTTTTGCATAAGGTCTGATGCAGAAAACCCATGCTCCGATACTTTGGCAGAACTAACTTGAAATCCTTTTATATCAAAATGACCAAATAATATATCAGAATATGGTATATGGTCTATTTTAGCTCCCCATCCACAAAAACAAATGTTATCTAAAACTGTTACTTTTTCGTGAACTGTTATATTTGGCCAATTACTCAATAATTTCAGTGAATGTACCTCGCTACTATCATTGTAAAAAGAATCATGATTTCCAGTAATTATATGTATATTATAATTTTGAAGTTTTTCGAAAAATTGATGAGCACAATTAATTGATGGATTATGTACCATTTCTCGGAAATGAAAAACATCACCTAATTGAACTATATTCTGTATATTCTTTGATTTACAAATCTGATTTATCCAATCTCCGTATTCCAACACAATTTTAAAAAAATCAGGATTGTTTCGATTGTTTCCTATATGTAAATCCCCGATAACTAAAATTTTGGAATTTTTCATTCTTCAAACATACCATCATTTTCGTCCGAATCAATATATTTCGGTCTGCGAACATTTCTAAAATTCTCATTTGCATATAATTCATCCCATGTTTTAGTCTGAAATGCTCTCTTGGTTTCTTCTAAAGAATTTTCTTTTTTCATTCTATTTAAAAATGAATGGCTAGTTATTCTTGAAAAATATCCAAATGGATTTGCTTTGAATTTGATAAAGTTCTTATTATTTTCTGTGAAAAACTCATCAGATTCTTCTTGAGCTTTGTCTTGAGTTTTCCCTTTTTTATCAATATAATATATAATTGTCTGATTGTCACTATCAATTACTGTGTCAATAATTTCCGCAATTGTATAGCACTTAAATGAACAATCTCGAATTGCTTTAACCATTTTTAATCGTGCATCTCCCATCATTTCGTCAATCCATGAATAATTACAGAAATTTGCCCGATATCCCATTTTGGTACTAATATCGTTGATAATAACAGTTAATCGTTTTGAAATAGGCGGAAAGGTATCTTTTCGATGAGGCTTTTGAGTTTCCCAATCATAATCATCACCTAAAGATTTATAGTAATTATATAATTCATTCCACATTTCATCCTTTGTAACATATTCAACCGTTTCTCTACTCTCGTCTTTTGTGCGGCGAGTTCTTTTACGAGGTTTTTCAAGAACAATTTCAGGTTCTTCAATTTCATCTAAATCTTCATCAAAGGTTTCTGGTGAGTTCCACATATTAAATTTTTATTTTTGTAAGAGTGTATGTTATCTTTTGATCTTTATAAATTTTCAAACGTTCTTTTAAATGACGAACTGAATAATTTAAGTCATCTGAAATATCAAAAATAACAGCTTTTTCTTTGGATGAATGTTTTCGAACAGTTCTACCAATTGTTTGAACGGTTTTTACTCCTCCTTTTCCCATATATGCAAAAATAGCATAATGTAAATTCTTAATAGAAATACCAGTGGAAAAGCATTTACTCATTGCAATACAAATTATGTTGTCTTCTGCATCCATTGTATTCTGAATAACGGTTCTTTCGTCCGTTGGAGTATTTCCTGTAATAATGTAAATCTTTTTTCCACAATTTTTCAAACAATCATGTATTGAACTAATGTATTGAAGTCTATCTACAACAATAAGAGTGTTTCCATTTAACTTTTTAGCAATTTTTGCAATAACATTGTTGCGAGGTGCATAATTCATTACATAATCATATTCAAACATGTATGCATCAGTTGGTTCCGTAAAAACTGTGGTAGGAACTGGTTTTTTAATGTGTTGACAAACTACTACTTTGATTTCAACATCTGTTATAGTTTGTTGCTTGCGAAGCTCAAATGAATTTTTTTCATAAACTATCGGACCTATTTTTCCAATAACATTCCATGCACCCATCATAGAATCCGGCAATGTTCCAGTTAATCCAAATTTAAACGGTGTTTTAATATTATGAATTACTTTACTAATTTTATTTTTCTTTTCATTAATTGTATGAACTTCATCAACAATAATTACATCAAAATCCTTTACAACCGATAATGTATAATCTATATCTGCGATTAATATTTGATTATTAGCTATAATTATGTTTTGGGATAAATCAGGAGTTTTGCCGTCTCCCCAGCGAGTAACATCATTAATACTAAATTCATCAATAAATGAATAATATAACTGATTAAGCAAACTAACATTGGGAACTATTATTAATATTTTATAGTTCGGATAATGATCTAAAAATGTTTTAGTTAATCCTGCTATACACAGAGCCTTTCCGCCACCTGTGGCAATCAGAGAAATTCCTCTTCCATTTTCTACAAATTGTTTTATAGCATCTTCCTGATAATCATAATAGTTGAAAGAGTCGATTTTAGATATTTCTTCTATTCCTGTTTTTGGAAGAAATTGTTTTTTAAATTCATCTGTTAACTCTATGCTAATTGGTATATTTAAACTACGAATATAGTTTTCAATCTCATTCCATAATCCTACTTGAAATGCTCCTGACGGTGTTATTGCATACAAACGAGGTGCAAAACGACGACTATGAAAACTAGGATTCTTTACAGAAAACTTTTCTCTTACTAATTTCAGAATATCTTTGGAGCATGTTAAAACTCCTCCTTTTTTCTGAAAATCTATTTTAATTTTCTCAACCACTTATAATTGTTCCATTTTCATTAACTCAATAAGATTTTTAAAATCAAAACTCATTTGACTAAACACTTTATTCACATTACTGTCTAAATATTCTACTAAAATTTCTTGATCTTTTATCTTTCTTTGTAACGCTTTATATTCTTCATGACTATCTAATTTATTAGAAATAACAGCTTTTGACAATTTCAAAGGATTATCTCTATTCATTACGTTATTTAAAAAATTATCTTTCTCATTTATTAAATTTAACAATTCTCTTTTTGCCTTTGTTAATCTAAAAAGCCATTTATGCTTTGTATTCGGGCTGGAAAATTGTTTTTCTAAAATATTTGTTACATCAATAGAAGTATCCATTTCTATTTCTTTGGAATACTCTTCTAATAAAACATTAGGATCTTTTTGCATCATTTTAAGATACATCCTTTAAAGTATATTTTCAAGTAAATAGTATAAAATGACAGAAAATTTTGACAACTTTTTTGACAACTTATTGGAAAGAGTTTTTCACTCTAGTCCGAATTTCATTTCTGATAAATTTAGTTTAAAATATATTGGAACTGGAGAAGGGAATCAAAGATATGGCTATGGATTATACTTTACTGACAATCCAAAAGTGGCAGAACACTATACAAATTCTTTCAAATTCCGAGGGCATGAAAAAATCTATAATTACACTGTAGATATAGATGCAAAAGAAGATGAATTGTTAAACTATGACCTCTCATTTGAAGAGCAGTCGGCATATGTAAAAGATAAGTTAAAACGTCTAGTAGAACATATAAGATCATATAAATGGAAAACTTATGGTGATGGAACTAAAGGACAGGTAGTTGATTCAAAAGGTTTTCCAGATAAAACCATTACTGCCTTTGATGAAAGCGATTTAATCGAATTTCAAAAAGCAACTGGAAAGAATATATACGAATTTGTACAAAATGATCATAGTAGTGCAAAAAAAGCGTCTGAGTTATTTTGGAATGCTGGAATAAAGGGCTTGAAGTATATTACTCAATTAGATCGAAACAAACCAAAAGACGAAAAAGTTTCTTATAATTTTGTAATTTTTGATGACTCTATTGTAGAAATATATGATTATGACGAAACAGAAAATGATTATTATAGCGAAAAGATAGAAGAAATGACAGATGCAAGTGTTTTGGGAAATGATGGACCTTATGACACCAGTGATGCCAGAACTCCTGCAATTTTAGGAACTATTTCAAGAAAAGGAAAAATCAAAAATAAACGTAAAATTAAAAGCAAAAAACGGAAAATTTATAGCGAAGCATCCAAACCGAAAAGTACCAGAGTGATTAATAATTTTTGGTTTTCTTATCCATTAGAAACTTTATCAAATACTGCACAAAATGTTATCTCAAAATATGTAAAGCCGGGAACAATGCCATGTTGTGAAATGGGTTGCCAAGATGCGAGCAGTTTTTTAGCAAAACAATTAAAAGAAAATGGAGTAGAGGATATAGAAATTCATCATGGATTTTATAAAGACGATGGGCATACTTGGTTAGAAGTTGAAGGCATTATTGTAGATCCAACTGCTTCACAGTTCGATGATTTTCCAAATATAGACGAATCTGAATACCATGTTTTGGAAATAACAGAATATGATGAAATTGACGAATTTTGACTTCTCTTATATGAGGGGTAAATAGCCTTTATGGATTGGGAAAACGTACCTGAAAATATAGACGAACATTTCGGTTTTGTTTATTGTATCGAACGAACTAATGCACTTCCCGGAGAGAAAAGATACTATTTGGGGAAGAAGCAATTCTGGTCCAACTTAACACTTAAACCATTAAAGGGAAAAACTAGAAATAGAAAAGTGAAAAAGGAATCGGATTGGAAAAAATATTACGGTTCATCTAAGGATTTACAAAATGAACTTGCCCTGCATGGACCAGAAAATTTCAAAAGAACTATTTTGCACTTGTGTGAATCTAAATGGACTATGGCTTATATGGAAACTTTGGAGCAATTAAGACATGCCGTATTATTGAATAATGAGTATCATAATGGAATAATTCATGTAAGAATAGGAAAATGTCCAGAAGCATTAAAAGAAAAATATAAAAATATAACAAACTCTATATTTAAAGAAATTTCTTAAATCTAGTTTTTTGTGGAAAGGATTACCGTAACAGAGTATAATGTTGTATGCTTCATTCGTTTGAATCAATCGACTTCTTTTTATATTCTATTGAAACCGAAATAATAAATTCATTATATGAATATAAATTATTGGAAAAGTTTGATAAGAATACAAAAAAGATTTTCTTTTTCTTGTTTGTTAAAAACTTTACAGAAAAAATAAAAACTTCATCAGAATCTCATATTTTCTATTACGATAAAAATTTATCTGATTCTCATGAATTATTCAATTATTATTCGAAAATTGATGTTCAGAATTTTATAGAAAAGATATTAAACAAAATGAAAAAGATGACTAATAAAATAATTTTCTTAAAACAAAAAACCACACTTCCGGAAACATCGTTCATAAGTGAACTTGACGGAAGTGTGGTTGATGAGTTAATGCTTTTACAGCAGAAAAAACCTGCTAATCCAAAAGAATTAAAAAGTTTCTTGAAAGAGAATAATTTGAAAGATTTATTTTCCTCTCTTAGTAAGAAATTGTGTTGAATATTTTATTTACTATGTTTCAAAAATAATTCTTTGTGCTTCTGATTTCCTTTAATTATTTCATTCATTGATAAAAATCTATCAGGAACACAATTCATTACTTCTGGATGATCAAATCCTGAATGGAAGAAAATTCTTTTTTCAAAAATGTAATTATATGACAGTACATAAGAATTAGTCATTTTTTTATAAATTGAAATATCAATTGGTAATTGGTATTTTTTAACTAAACGAATTACTTTTTTATCACAATCCAATTCCATTTGTTGAATATTTCTAATATCTTTAATAGAGAATTTTTCGGATTTATATGCTATCCATTCACCAAACTTGGTTAGAGAACTAGTGCTATCAAAATGTTCACCGTTTTTCCATTGAAGAAAATGACAATATTCATGTAAAAATAATGGAAAATTATCTAAAAAGTTTTCTTCTGAATAAACCATAGATAACCGAGGATTTTCACCCCGATGATCAACTTCGAAAAAACTATAATTTATATTTGATATTTCTTCGCTAACGAATTGAATTGTAACTCCATATTTCATCAATTCCCTCATGCATTTGCTAAAAAAAGCATCTACAGAAGTCATTTCCTTTTTTGAAGATTTTTAATCAGATTTCTACATTCCTTGGCATAGCCGGGTGTATAATCTATAAGATTTGCTTTTTTATAATCTAAAATAAAAGAAGAATGTGTTGCAACAATTAATTGAAAATGTTCACTTAATTGTACCAAAACATCAAACAATTCAATTTGTTTTGGAATAGACAACCCTTTTTCAGGTTCATCTAATAGTAAAGAGATTTTACCATCTCTGGACAATGAACTAATATATTGTACTTCTAATTTTGCCAATTCTTTTGCAACAATATAATTAGGAATTATACTCAAATCTGGCGGATTTTGTATAACCTTCATAATCTTATTAATTTTATGAATGCGATATTGACCAGAACTCGGCTTACTAGCCATAATATCCATTTGTTCTGCTTCTGTAGTAATACCATCTGCGCTTTGTGATGAATTCTTAAAGAACCATGTATTGTCGTTTTTACCTAGTGCCTCACTGTCATTATAAAACGTCGGAACTCCATCCCATTCAACATTTGCATCAATTTGATTTGGAGCAAAATTGCGATAACAAAATGGAAAATGAGAGATATTGTTGTATGCTAGTTTTGCTGGTTCGGAAATAGTGCTCCATCCTCCAGTTGATATGCCACAATATGCAGCCATTGTTTTTAATGCAGTAGATTTACAGCTACCTACATTACCAAAAAGAACATTGAACTTATCATTAAATTCAAATTTACGATCCTTTAAATGAGGATAAACAGTTGGAAAATTGTTTAGGAATTGAAAACTTTTAATCATGATTCTAATGGATTTGATAAATCTTCCAAACTTTGGAAATTTGTAACTACATTTTCACCAATTTTAGTTCTAATTGCATTAGCTTGTTTTGCAATTTCTTTTTCTATCAAATTCACGAATTGATAATATGAAATCACTGTATCTGTTGATTTCAAAGAATCAGGATTTTTCTTTCCAATATAATATGTTGTATGGGTTATATGCTTTATTTGATCCGCAGTTCTTAGTTCGTTATCAACTGGAAATGCAATAACGTATGGTGTTTCATTAAATTCCACACACAAATATATAAATTTCAAATCTTCAATTTTCGGCATTTCCAACAACGGTAAACTAGGATCTTTCCAACCTAAATCCACTGCAATTTGGTCATATTCTTCAAGTTTATCATCCAACCTTTTCATTACAGCATTTATATCAATTGGCTTGAACTCTTGAAAATTATCAATCTTCATTGCTTCTGTAAAGGAAGAGTAATATTCTTCTGCGGCTTTTATTTCTGAAGTTATATATTCTAGCACATTGCTTTGCTCCTCATTGTTTCCGAAAAAACTGCCAACTGACATTTTGTAATTAACTAATTCAGTATCAGGAGTGTCTAACGGAATTCCTAGTTCCAACAATAATTTCTTTTTATATTGTTCTTTGTCAAAGTTTACGTTACTCATATTTTTCTATAATTTTAGGTTTTGCTGGCAATTCAATAGTTTTAATTCTTATAGTGGAAGAGTCTATATAAGGAAGGTATTCCATATAATCTTTTAACTCTTTTTCAGTTTTGTATAAATTGGTTTTTTGCCAAAGGTTAGAATCAATGTATTTAAAAAATCCTATATAAAAGGTTTCCATACTATTATCTATATTCTTTTCTTCTTTTGTCAATGATTCCTTACAAAATATAAAGCATTTTTCGTGGACGAGTCATTGCAGTGTACAAAATTCGATTTTTTTCGTCCGATTTTTTATTATATTCAATGTCCGTTGATAACACAAAGCAATTATCATAAGTGCTGCCTTGACTATTGTGTGCAGTTACTGCATAATTATACTTTACATTAGCAAAACTTTCAACTAATTTAAAATATTCTCTCCAGAGTTTTAATCTTTTGGGATTATCTTTTTCTTCTTTTGCTGCACTGCTAAATTCTTTTAGTTTTTTCTGAAAAGCGATTTCTTCGCTTTCATGAAGAATGCTGATATTTTCTGTTGAGTCACTTCCACTCACTACACAACTATAATAAGTCCAATCTTTATCATACATTTTTTTGGATTTTATATCCAATGATTCTACAACCAAATCATCATTTGTATTAAACATTGCAAATGTTCCATCATCACTTTTAATTGGTCGATCTACAATTAGTTTTTCATCCAATACAATTTTCATTGCTTTTGGTCCATATTTTATTTTACGAACCAATTTATTATAATAATCAACTGTTACATTTCTCCATGCAATGATTTTGCAATAATTTGCATCTTTATCAAAATCTTCACTCTTAAAGTAGTAATCCAATAATTGAAGAAACACATTTTGCTGTGTGTCACTCATCATTACAACTCCAGATTCGTCCACCATTTCTTTTGTTCCCGGAGAAAATTGAAATTCCCGATTAATAACTGTTTGGGAATACTTAATAATTGGATTATTTTCTGCTTGACGAACAATTGTATTCAATCGAAAATGACCAATATTATATTGTTTCCTTTTTTCTTCACTCATTGGAATTGAAATTGAGTGATTAATTGGATTAATTTGATTACTGTCGCCTATGAATAAAACTTTTTTCTTGCGATAATTCTGTTCTTCCATTTCATAAAACAATTGATTATCAATCATGCTGCTTTCATCCACAATAACCAAATCATAAAATGGAAATTTAGTCATAATGTTTTTGTCACGAACAAAAATTTCTTTACCGTCTTTGGTAATTTCATGCTTTAAGCCTAACATTGAATGCACTGTAGAAAATGTTATGGAACTTTTAACAGTGTCCGGACACATTTCCTTCATTACTTTTAGTGCTTTGTGTGTTGGACTTGCCATACAAATGCTATGAGCATTTTTAGAATTATTGCTTGCCCATTCTACGAATTGTCCTAGTGTAGTAGTTTTACCAGTTCCTGCTGCACCTTCCAGCAAAAACAAATGCTGATTTGGATCATCAAGAAAATTTTGTAGTGCTTGAAATGCACTACTTTGATCATTGTTTAAGACAATTTTTGACATCTCTTATAGTACACTTTTTGAATAAATTTGTCAACAATCTTTTCACCAGAAAGGATTTTCTTCTTTTTTATTCCAAAATTGAAAACTTTTATGCAATGAATTTTCAACTGGCAAAAATGATAAACCTTGTTCTGAAATTTTAGAAGAATCTAAAATGCAATTACTTCTTGGTGCTTTTATAACTCTGGAAAATTCTTCCAGATTTGAAAAATATTCATATTTCTCTTTTTTTAGATTATATTCTTTTGCTATTTCTAATATATCTTTTGCTGAAATTCCATTTGGATTAACCAAATTATAAGTTCCATACGAGATTTCTTTTATTAAAGAATAATAGCAAATTTGAACAAATTCATCAATGTTTGTTAATGAATTATCGCAACTCCATACTTTAGAGTAATCAAATAATTTAGAAATATAATTTTTATTACCGGGAAGGTGATTAAAAGGCATTCGTAATCTCCAAATATAGCTTTTTTCCCAGCTTTTTCTAACAATATTTTCTCCTAATGCTTTTGTTCCACTATACCAACTACATGTTCGGGTCGGAAAAGAAAAGTTAGGAAAGTCTTTTTCAGAAAAGATGTATTCATTAGTTTCTGTATAATCGTTGTATATACAGCCACTGGAAACAAAGCCCAATGGAACATTTCTTTCTTTACAAGAATCTGCAATAATTTCTGCCAATGTTACATTTGCATACAAGCATTTTTCCTTGTTGTCCTCACAACTATCTACATTTGGGTTTCCTGTGTATCCAATACAATTAATTACAAAACTTGGATTATGTTTTTTTAAGAGACTACTCACATAAGATTGCGAGGTATATTCTCTTAAACTCTCTACTGAGTAATCTACTTTTTTATATTTAAAAAAATCTTGAAAACGAGAACTAACATATCCATTTTTACCTAAAAGAAGAATCATAAATTTATCTATCTTTTATAAGTCTCCTTTTCAAGATTTTTTAATTGTATAGTTTTTAGAATATGCATTTGAGCACATTTTATCAACATATTCATTCCAAACATTTTCTTTTGAATGACCTTTAATCCATTTTATTTTAACATTCGGCTTTAACAAAGAGTCTAATTCTTTCCATAAATCAGAATTGAGTATTTCTGAATGCTTTTTCTTGAAATTAATCTTTTTCCATTTTTCCAACCAACCTTTGTTAATTGGATTAGAAACGTATTCACTGTCTGTGCAAATAGTTATTTCCTCGTTTTTATCTTTTAAATATTTTAATGCAGATATTATTGCAGATAATTCCATTCTATTGTTCGTAGTATTTTTGCTAGTTTCTACTTTTTCAAATATTTTGACTCCATTTTCATTAATAATTACAAATGCAAAAGATCCATTATTATTCGATCCTTTTTTGTTGTAATCGCAACTACCATCTGTAAAAACTGTAAACATAGATACACTGTATCACATTTAATTGAAAAATCAAGTGAAAAAAGTTTATCTGAAATTTTTTTTGCCTGAATATTCAAAATTTTTTCCCTGAACTTGATTTTGTTAGGGTCTTATTATATAATATAATAAATTATATAAATTATTAGATAACCATCTTGAAGGTCTTTCATACGGTAGAGAGAGGTAATCCTTTGTTCCTGTCAAATAACCCCCTACCCCATAAGCTATTTTTATTAGTTATTGAGTAGTTTGTTATCTGAGGAAGTTTGGACTACATCTCTTTACCAATTCTAAATTTCTTTAGTACGTATAGAGTCGAGTATAAACCTTATAACTTCTTTCGCAGTGTTCGGAACGAATAAACCGAATAAGAAGTTACGTCCTGCCCCACATGCCCCCTAAGACCATGTGGCGTTTTTGTATGTAAAATCTGCTAAAGATACTTTAGTGTATGAGCAATCTGTTGTCAACAACTTTCGATAAGTATTTTTATGAAAAAACAATCTAGTAATTTATTTTCTGAAATAGCATCATATTATCTTGATTATATGAAAACTAGTAATAAAGTCCCATTTGATGCAATTTTTGGAAATAAACTAAGAACTATTGAACCTTTATACGGCAAATCAAGTTATCAAAAATTATTAAAAGATTTATTAGGAGATCAATACGAAATAGATTTTGAGAAATGGGCAGGATATAAAATTTCTGATATTGAAAAGAAAAATCCAAATCGTTTGGGAAAAATTTTAACTAAAAGAAAAGAAACATTAACAAAAACACTTTCTTCAATAGAAAACGAAGAACAAAAACGTAAATTGGAAATTAATATAAAAGCACTTGATGATTTATTAAAAACTACAAATCTACAAAAACAATATGAACAAGCAAATCCAACTGCGGATTATGTGATTTATTCTCGTTCTCCGATTGATGTGGCTAGAATGAGTGATTTTGATTGGAAAAGTTGTCATACTCCAGGAAATAACTATTTTTATTGTGCATTATCTGATTCAAGAAATTTAGGAGCAATTGCATATTTAGTTTCAGAAGAAGAATATCAAACTTATGAATTGCATAAAGATGAGAATTTACAAAAACAAGAAATTTTTAAAGATAATGATAGAAATCTAAAAGGAATTAATCCACAAGCAAGAATTAGAATAAGATTGGTAAATGATTCAGCAGGAAATGAATTAGCAGTTCCTAATTTAAAAGTCTATGCTCCTTATAATAAGAGGTATAATAGTTTATTCATACAACAAGTAACTACTTGGGCAAAAAAACAAGATGTTTCAGATTTTAATTGGGATAATGGATTAACTTTAAGAGGAGGTAATTATGAAGATAGCGGACATGATGTTAAAGAAAATATCAAAAAGATTTGGGGAAAAAATATACAGTACGTAACAAAAAAAAGTGATTATGATGAATTGAGAAGTGAATTTGGACCAGAAGAAGATGATGACAGATTGGAACAACTTTTAGATGATATTAGAGAAAATATAAATGATGATATTTTAAATGAAGTATGGAGCAGATTAACAGATGAAGAGTATGACTTATCTTCAAATGATGAATTTTTAGATATAACAATGGGAAGAACAGATATTGAAGTAAAAATTAAATTTCCAAAAGTTATAAATGATTTTTTAGTCCAAAATAACAAAAATGAGGAATATATGGCAAAAATACAAGAAAAATTTCAAAATATCAAAAAATATGATGAAAGAATACGCATCAGTTTAAACGATTTTAGGGGAAATTATCATTTTAATGTAGTAGCAAATTTTCCGTTATATTATGAAAATTTATTAGATGAGGAGGAAGCAGAGAATTTTAATTTTTCTAGGTTTTATGATAAATGTGCAGCAATTTCTCAAAAAGTAATCAATGTTTTAACAGGAAATTTAACAACAAATTATAAAATAAAAAATCAGCATATTTTGCCTCTGAAAATTACAGAAAATTTATTCGATTTGTTTGAAGTCCCATTTATTAATGATAATGAAATTTCAGCATCTCAAATGATTGAAGAAATGAATATCATAAATGGGATTTATAGTTGGCATGGAATAGAATTGGGAAAATATGAATTTGATATGTCATATGAAAATGTAAGAGGTAAATTAGAAAAATTAAGAAATATAAAATTGAAAATAAATGATTATATATTTGACAGAATTTATGAATCTTTACCAAAATTAACAAAAAGTTTAGCAACCGATAAATTGGATTTTTTATTTAATTTGAAAAGTGCTGAACCAGATAGTTCGAAATTATCATCATTATTAGTTTATAAAGATGATGATAAAAATTTTTATTCCAGAAATATAAACGAAGATTATATTAAAAAATTAGCGATTAAATCTGCCGACATATTTTTTGTAGTAATTCCTCATGCAAAAGATGACATAGAAAAATCATATATTAATGTATTTTACAGTCATAAAGGATTAGACCAACATGATTTACAAGAATTATTAGTGTCTCCTGATTTGAAAGATATATATAACGAATATAAAAAATTAGAAAATCAAAAAGAGATTGAAAAAATAATAGATTCAGAAAAAATAAAAGAAATAATAAAACAAAGTTCGTTAGAAGAGAGTTCGAATTGGAAAACTTTTTTAAAAAAACCTAAATTTAAATTATTTTGGGAAATGAAAAATAATATAGTCTAAATTTTAAGAAAGCGCAATTCATTTAATATAAATAACTTTATGACACAGTTTGATTCGTATGTTAAAAAAATAATGGAAGAAGGTTTAGGCACTATGGGACAAGGAGGTTTGACCAATAGAGGTCCAGCAGTTACCCAGAATAATAATTCATCTTCAACAACCGTGAATCGTTCAACAACATCCTCACAATCTAATTCTGCTAACAAAAACAATTCTGCACTTGATGTTGGTGCATATTTCAAAAATCAATCTACAGATTGGGATCGTGAAATGAAAATGCCGGAATTCCAAAATGCCGTAGCAGCACACTATGATAACATGATGTTAGATCCAAAAACTCCACCACAAGAGCGAAATGATTTAATGATGAAAATTCAGAAAACTCCTGCTCTTCAAAAATATTTCCAGAATAGAACAAACCAACAAGCAAACTTAGGAGGACCAATTAATGTCTAATTTTGATTTATATATTTCTAAATTATTTCTGGAAGCAGAAAATCCAGAAGAAGGTCAATTACAAAATCAGGAAGCGCCAGCTAACACACAAGAATCGCCTCCAGACGAGGGTGTTCCTCCAGAAGGTGAAATGCCCCCAGAAGAATTAGCCCCTGCTGAAATCGTTCCTCCAGAAGAATTAGAACTTGCTAAACTTGCAGTTCGCGCAATTTACTTTAATACTTCCAGTAAAGATGTTCATAACTTGAAAATGAAAGTCGGAGATCAGTTAATTCCTTTTGAAAAAATTCCTGATTATTTTGAAAAAACTAAAAAAATACTTCCTATTTTAGGATTTGTAGAATGGGCAATGGATCGTTATGAAGGAGTTAGTTCAAAATGGACGGAACAACCAGAATTTAAAGGGCAAAGTATTATTGAGAAAATTAAAAGTATGAATTCAGATTTGCCTGAAGAACAAAAACTAGACAATGGTAAAAGAGTTTATTGGACGAGAATTATATTGAATAGTCTGCTACGAGGAAGTAGCAATTTTAATCTTAATATTTCAGATATAAATGAGAAAAATATAAAAGAAGTATTTCGATTAATGAAGCAAGAATTTGGTCGAGATACACGCGGCTTGCTAGGAAGTGAAGTTGATTCAACTGGTCCGGGAACTTTTTGATTGACTGGATTCTAGTGGTAGTGTAGATTAAATATAGTCATGACATTAACCAAAAAGAATAAACATTATGAGTATGATTTAGCAAAAGATGAATACACATTTTTCACAGCTAAGAAGTTTGGTTCTGATTTGGTTTTTACAAATAGTTGCATTAATCAAATAATAAAATTATATTCAAAGTTCTCCGGAAATTTAACTTCCACAGAAATAGGAAATAAACTAGGAATATCATCCAAAGTAATTCAGCACATTTTGAGAGTCATGCACATAACACATGACTCTCTTTCTTTTACAGACGAATATATAAGTTCCAAACCCGCAGAAGAAGTTGTTTCTGAAACTTTGGAATTTAAAAAGACGAAAATTGTAGAAAAACTTGAAAAGGTAGAATTTAATAAAATTAAAGAAAATGCCGAAAAATGGGAATTATTTGAACATAATTATAAGAATGTAATAGACAGTTTTCTCCAAAATTGGACACCTCCAAAATATTTTGTTCCTACTCTTAGTAAAGATCAAAAAGAATCTGATCAGGAATTAATTGTTGGTTGCTCGGATTGGCATTATGGATTAATTGCAGATGAACGCTATTTATATGCGCAAAAAGAATGGAATATTAGCGCAACTGAAAAAACGGTCGAAGATTATTCAAATCAACTGGTTTCTCATATAAAAGAAAATTCATACAAAAGAATTACATTGGCATTTCTTGGAGATTTAATTCACGGATTGGATGGTTTAACTGATAAAGGAACAAAATTAGAAGCGCATCCAATTCAAGAAGCACAATTAGAAACTGCATTAAATTCGTCTTTGAAATTTATTCAGAACTTATTAACAGTTCATAATAACGTAAGAGTTTTGGCAGTTCCCGGAAATCATTCTAGTTTTGGAGATTATTTCTTATTGAAAATGCTTTCGTTAATTTTCCAAAATGATCATCGCATAACTTTTGAAATTACGAATAAAAGATTTTTAACTTTTAATGTTGGTCAAAACTTGTTCCTTTTGGACCACGGTTATTCAGCAGTTACAAAAAGTCGTTTGCCTGCACCCGGTTCTGGTCGAGAAAACTATATAAACAATTTGTTTATGACAAAACCAGAACAAATGCAAAATGCAAAAAGATTATACTATATTAGTGCAGATCAGCATCACATGGAAAGTTCTGAGTTAACTAATGTGGAGCATTATATGTTTTCTACATTAGTTGGAGGATGCCGTTATGCAGATAATTCCGGATATAAATCTCGTCCTCGTCAAAGTGCATTAGTAGTAAAAGAACAAGGAGTTACCCAATTTTTACATTTCTTCTTTGATTAATATGGAATTCTCGGATCTTTATAAAATGCTTTTAGGAGAAATGAGTGAGCCTTGGGATTCTTATGTTAATCCTATAACTACTGTTCAAAATAAATGGCAAGAATATAAACATGATTCTAAACAAATAGTTCCGTTCAAAACAATGTATGGGACAGAAATAGATGTATTTTTATATGATAAAGAAAAATTGAAAAGGCTTTTCTTTATAACAAATGACGTTCCGAGAGGAAATGTAGATTTTTATCTTTTAAAAGATGGCGGAATACAAATATATGAAACAATTAAAGGTGTGCCTTATGAATTTCACATGTCAGATGTTTTTAAAAATTATTTATTATTGAATTTTTCTTATATATTATCTTCTACTTTTCATACAAAAGAAGGATTCCATTTATACAAAAGATTAGCAAAAGATTCAGATATAAAATTGACTGTAGTGGATACTGATAAAGGAACGGAAATAATTTTAAATTCACCAGATGAATTAGATAATTATTATGGTACAGGCAAACGGAATTTTGTTTATAAAATATCTAAAAATAAGTTTACATAGATTAGAACAATAGTATAATGAAGTTATGCAATATTTAGCTGTTTTTAAAAGTCGGGAAAAATTTGTAGATCAGTACGGAGAATTAAATTATTTCCTATTTACAGAAGGAATTTCCTCAATTTCGGATGATAAAGCAGTTTTATATGCCGAAGATAAAGCCGATAATTATAACTATGATTTATTACATGTTCATAATACATCAAACAATAAACAGGTTCAACTCGCATTATGATAACACTTATTCCAAATTTTATTAGAAATGTAGATGATATAATGATCTATATAAAACTGCATGATCATTTATTTCAGCCCCGAGAAAACGAAGATAAACATGAAAGTTTAATTCCGGGAATTTTTTCAAAGTTTAAAACTTTGAAAGATAACCAAATGAGTGAAGATTTGAAAAATTGTATTTTTGAGAATTCTGATTTTCCACAGGAATTAAAAGATTGCTATTCATTTATTCAAATTCAAAGATATGATCCGGGAGATTATATTTCGCCTCATCGGGATGCATATATTGTGAGAAAAATCCATTTGATTACATTAACTGATTCGGAAGTTGATGGTTTGGTTTGTGAAGACCAAAATCATAATTTGGTTAAAGTTTTTGATAAAGCAGGTCAATATATAGATTTTCCTTATGATTCAGTTCATTGGGTATGTCCGGTAAAATATCAAAGATATTCTTTGGTAGTGGCAGAATAGTAGTTGCATAAAATACATACTTCCGACTAAGTAATAGGAAGTATGTATTTTGTATATAGGATAACAAATAAAATTAACGGTAAGATTTATATTGGTCAGACAAATAATCCAGAAAAAAGATTTAATCAACATAAAAATTTTAAAAGTAAGTGGTGTGTATCTTATATTTCTAGAGCTATTCAGAAATATGGAGAAGATAATTTTACGTTTGAAATTATTGAAGGTAATGAAAGTCGAGAATATATTAATAAGGCAGAGTATGATTACATAAATATGTTCAATAGTATAAGTCCGAATGGATATAATTTAAAATACGAATTATGTGGCAAAATAACTGTCCATGAGGACACAAAGAGGAAGTTATCAAAAATTAACCAAGGGCGAAAAAATAAGAAAATTATGAACACAAAATCATCTAAATATACGGGAGTATGGGTGGATCAACGTGGAGAGTATCATACATCAGTAAGAGTCAATAAAATAGTTGTATCTAGAAAATTCGAAAATGAGCTATTAGCAGCAGAAGCATATGATAAATTAGTTTTATATTTGTTCGGTGATGATGCACGGATCAATTTCGATGACAGGCGTGAAGAATTTATAAAAATAGATTTAGAAACTTTCTATAATGAATTTATAAAAACGCACCATACATCAAAATATAATTATGTGTCTTGTAATAAAAAGAAGACTAAGTGGAGAGTTAGATTGGATATATTAAAAATTCCTGAAAAAATGAGAATAGATTTTATATCTTCTGAAGAAGAAGCAGCACATATAGTTGATAAATTCATAATTTATTATAAATTGAACAAACCATTGAATTTTCCTAATTTCAAATATGATTTGAGTAATTTTTCGGTTCAGATCGAACATTGGAAACAGCGTTTAAATCAAACATCTTCTGAGAAAGGAATAAACTGTATGAAAAATGGCAGGTGGAGAGCATATTACTATAATGGTAAAAAACAGATAGTGATTGGATATTTTGATTCAGAAGAAGACGCAAAAAATGCCAAAAATAAGCTCTTGACTTAAGGAGTAGTCTGAGTATAATACACGAATATGAAAATAGTAATTCCTAAAAATAATGACTCCAAAAATTCTCCGACGAATTATATGTGTATTTGCGACCTCTCAGGGTCAATGGCTTATTCCATCCGAGATTTGAAGGCAACGATTAGTTCTATAAAAGACCTAATGAGTCCGGGAGACACGTTTACTCTAGGGTATTTCTCTTCCACAGGTGATTATTCTTGGATTTGTAAAGGAGCATCAAATTTGAAAGGAATTGATAAATTGATCGAGGAGAAAATTTATGCAAGAGGATTGACCAATTTTCTCCAAATTCTTCAAACTGTAGAAGAAACAATTAAAGATGTTAGACAATTAACAGGAAATACGGAGAATGTTTTGATGTGGCTATCGGATGGATACCATAATTCGGGAGGATCATACAATGATATTATTCAAGTTTGTGCTTCATTGAAAAATTCATTTTCATATAAAATGATGGTTGGTTATTCCAGCTATTATGATCGTAAATTATTGCTTGAAATGGCAGAAAATATTGGAGGTGTGTTTAATCATATTTCTGATTTCACCGAAATGAAAAAGAGCGCATCTGATCTTATTTCTAATAAGAAAACCCTTGTTTCTGTTAAACTTCCTCAATCTTTTGATTTGGTTTGGCAAGTAACCGAAACGGATATTCTTCCATTGGAAGTTAAAGCGGATAATACGGTTTCTGCATTGGCAACGAAAAAGGAGAGCGAACTGTTTGCAGTAAATTATAATGAGTTGAATGCACTTCCATCAGAACAATTGAATAATCCTGTGTTTGTTTATTCTTTGGCACAAATTCTTTCTCAAAAGAATAAAGCAAATCTTGGTGTTCTGGTTCTTAGAAAAGCTGGAGATAATCTTTCTGCAAAGAAACTTCAAAAGGCATTTACTGTTCTGCAAAAAGGTCAAGCGGAAAACTTCTTGAAGGAAAAAGCCACTAGTCTTTCTGCGGTAGAAAAATCCGATCAAAATACTGGAATGACTCTTACCGAATTCTTGAAGAATATTAAAAAGGATATTGGTAAAGTTACCATTGACCTACATAATTCACAATACAAGTCTATTTCCAGAAAAGGAGAGGATGTTAGCAAGGTAGAATTCGAAACAAGTGTTGCTCCTGCAAGAATTATAAATATCATTGGCAATGAAAATCGGGCAAATATTAGTTTTCTCACAGTTCGTGAAGGACAGATTAAATCTATTCTGGACGAAGATTTGAAAAAACGAGTAGAAGAATTTAATACCCGTTCGCATACACCAATTGTTCTTCCGATTGAAAGCACTACATATCGAAATTATGCATTTGTAGCAAATGGCGATTTCAACTTTGGAAATATTGTTCTTCATAATGAAAATACGGATAAAGTAATTAATCTTGTTCCAAATGATGTTATTGACCTTTTTGATGAAGATCAAAAAGAACTTTCTATAAAGAGTTTTTCCAATTTGTATAAAACTCTTATTTCTGAAAAAGCTCATGCAAGCGTACTTCGAATGTATATCAAAGCGCATGCGTCCCAAAAACATGCAGAAGATAAGCGAGTAAGCATGTATGGTCCCGAAGGTGCTGTATTGTTGGAGGAAATGGGATTGGATTATGCTATGCGGTATTCTCCAAAAAGCGAAGGCAAAGCGAAGGATGAGAATGCAGACTTTATTCCATTCGTAGAATTGACTGCTCAATTAAAGGGTGCAAGCAAGATTTCTGCAAGCGAAAGCTATAAGAAATACAAAGCCAACGGTAAACAAAATCCCGGTGATGTTATTTGTTGGCCGCTCTTTAAAAAGTATGATGAACAATTGAAGAATTTGGGTAAAGAAACCTTTGTAGAGTTTTGCCAAAAAACTTTGGAAGGTGTGGAAGAAACTGTTGACCTTCTTGCACAAAAAATCTCTTCTCAAAAGTTCTTTATGATTGTTACAAATTCATGGTTCGCCGATATTGATAAAGCTGAAAAGTTTGAATATAATGATTTGGTATTCAAAGTTTCAGAAGTTAATGAATATTTGTAATAATACTTGAAAAGGTAAAAAAGAAGAGTTATAATAAAGGGAGGACTAAAAATCCTCCCTTTATTATGTCCGAAAATAATTTCTTTTTATATGCATTATTTAATCTTTCTACTAGAAAGTTCACAACTTTTACATTTGATGTTTCTATGTTTCCAGAAACATTATTACAGAAAATGCTTATTAAAAAATATTCTTTTAGTGAGTTGGGTTTAACTGATAATAAAATAAATTTGAACCGATTTAAGTGGGAAGGAGACTACGATTCAGGAAGATTAATTGATATTGTAACAGAAAAGAAATCAATTGTTTCTGAGAGAGAAGTAGATGTAAAATATAGCAGTATCTTTTTTGGAAAATATAATAATGATTTAAATACTATTTTGTATGAAATTATATTAAACTTAGACATGAAAACGGAAAATGGTAAAGAAATGCAGAATTTTTTAAAAACATTATTAGAAAAGAAAAAACAAGATATAGAATATTACAAGTCATCAAATCTTCATATATTTGAATCAAATGAAGATGTTATAAAACGCCAAAGAGATGCATTTAGTTCAACCAAATAAAATAACAATATAGAATAAATATCTATATGAAATTTGATGAACTGTTCCATTTAGTAGTTGAACACCGAGATATTGTTGTAGAAGAAGGAGTAAAGGATTTTTTAAGAAAAATCGGAATGCTGGCAATTGCAGGAATAACATGGAGTGTTCCAAGTGATGTAGAAATGAAGGTGGCGAAATTGGCAGAAAATCCACAGAAATTTCAAGAAATTAAAACAGAAGTTGATCAAAAGTTAAAAGATCCAGATTTTGTAACAAAATTGCAAAATTTATACAAAACTAAAAACTCATTTAATCAGCAACCAATTGCTCCAGTCACAACGACATTAGTGAATAAGTCATCAGTTGATGAATATAGTCGGTATAAAAATTTCATAGACACTGCAATGCAGTATATTATGAAGCATGAAATTCAAGGAATAGGAATTCATACAAAAAGTTATCCAGATAATAAAGGATATAATACAATTGGAATAGGTCATTTAATAATACCTTCGGATCTTAAAGACGGCACATTTAAACCAGATGAGGTGTTAACAAAAAATAAAAAACTGGTTAAAGTAGAAATATCTAAAGCTAGAGCAGTAGAAATATTCAAAAAAGATTTGATGAAAAAATTAATAACTGTCCGGAAACAGTTTTTAGGATTTGACGAATATCCATTATCGCTCAAGGTGGCGATTCTGGACGGGTTTTTCCGAGGTGATCTGGCAGGATCAGTCACGGCCAAAAAGCTCATTAAGAAGGCAATGGATGCATACTTCAAGGGTGAACACAGAGTAGCAAGAGTGTATTTAAAAGCTGCTGCAAAAGAATACCTTAACAGTCGTGAATATAAGAAATATTCAGACCCTAAACAAAAAGGATATGGTATTGCATTACGTATGAAACGAAATGCGGGCGAAATAGAAAATGCGCTTCATCCTAATTACTCCTTAGATGTTAATAAAAACACTTACAAATGAAATTTACAGAATTTTACCAATTGTTTATTGAAAATACAACTCCAAGACCTTATGCATGTTTAATGTTAGACTTAGGGTTTCTTCTTCCGGACTTTCAGAAAATACAAGAAAAAATATGTCCCTGCGATGTTTATGATTTAACACCGAGACATGGGTTAGAGCAAAAACCGCATATTACCGTCAAGTATGGATTACATGATCAAAATTTCAGTTTTTTTGAAAAAAAGTTGAAATTTGAACCAATTACTTTTTCATTAACTAATATTTCATTGTTTAGGAATAAAGCATACGATGTTTTGAAATTTGATGTAAAATCAAAATCATTAATGGAATTAAACGATATTATAACTAATAATTTTGATGCAACGGATAGCTATCCAAGGTATCATCCTCACTCTACTATTGGATATCTTCTTCCCGGCAAAGGAGAACAATATACCAAAATAAAAACCGACATTATTGGAAAAACATTTACCAGTAATAGGTTTGTGTTTTCCAATAATGTCGGTAATGAGACGTTTAAAACAGTTATTTAAGCCAAATATAAGGACGAACTCCTCCTTTTGTATTGCAAATAGTTAAATGCAAACCGTGACCGACACTTGCACCTAAGTAATTAACAATTTCGTTTAATTGAACACTTTTTACATTTAAATACCAATTTCGGAAGTTTTTAGTATGTCCTCCTTGTATAATATATGGATTATATTCAAAAGGTATTTTATTATCCATATAAAACTTTTTAATAAATTTAACTTTAAACGAATCTAAAACACCATGAATTTTAGGATGAAATAGCGTGATATGGCTTCCATGCGCGGGGAAATTAGAAAATATACGATATTCTTTATCAATTAATGATTTGTAATATCGTATAAAATCCATTGATACTTTTAAACGAACTGCACCATTGGATATTTCTAATTTTCCTTCTGATTTAAGAAAATAATTCATATTGTTCAATTATTTGTAGGATATTTTCGCCGTAATGGTAGAGATTATACACAGGAACGTTATATTGTCGAGCGATTCTTATCGCCTGTCCTGTTCCACCAGTATCTTTTCCGTCTGCCGTGTAGCAGATAACCATATCACTAAAACTCCAACCAAAATATCGACCATTTGTATTATAACGCCCCGAATCATCTCCTAATATTTGGTATGTATTTCTGGCATGTAATTTTTTAGCAGCATCTGATAAAGAACTCCAATTGGGATGATAGTATTCTGCCCTTTCGAGTGCTTCATTGCTTATATGATATAGTTCCGAAGAATTATTGTTAAAATTTTTCCAAGGAAGATATATTTCTTTTTTGCCACCAAACTTATCATATGCATTTTCCCAAAAAGTGTCTGCACCACTTGCTCCTCCGGAACGAAGAATATAATTACGAGAAATTAATTTCTCTGATATTTTTTCAATTAAAGGAATATACGATTCAGGAGTGCTTCGACTTCCTATTCCGACGAAAAATTTATACATGTTCGCATCCATGATGATCTTCAATAACAATAGTTTTACTATGCATAATAGTTTCAATTTCTTCTATTTTGAAGAATGCAGTTCCATTATACTTTATTGCATTATCGACTCCAACATCTAGGATTTTACCTTGATTTTTACATTCAGGATTTGCAGGAAATAAATGACCATGAGAATGCCCACAAATAGCCACATAATTAGAATGCTTTACTTTGTCCCAAATTCGGGGAGCCATGTGACGGCAAAATAGAAAAGTATTTCCAATTTTGAAATAACCTTCTTCGCCCCAATAAACGATATCATTTTCTTGAACATCTTTCAATTTTTTCCGAAGTCCCGGAAACCCTGAATTAGTATATTTTCCCACTGAAAATGGGAAAGTTTGGAACGGATGATCAGAAACAGTGTTTATTCCGTCTAATGACCCGTGATCATGTCCTGCATCTCGCATAGAATAATCAAAAGTTTGCTTATAATAATTTCGAAGGGAATCTTTATAAAAACGAGAGTGATATGATTCATGGTTGCCGAAAATGTAAAACATTCGGGCATTTATTTTTTGCAACAATGCAGCACTTTGTTCAGGGGGAGAATTTAGGCTAAAATCTCCGAGAAAAATTAACAAATCGTTTTTCGTTAGTTTAGAAACTTCATTTTCCAAAAACATATCATGATCTTGAAAAGAAGAAAAACCACGCGGCTTCCACAAAAAATCTTTTTGATGATTGTAGTGGAAATCACTGGAAAAGTAGATATTGTCGTAACTATTACGATTCAGTTTGTAAGGAGTGTTCATAAATTATGATACATGATACCGCAAAATTGTCAACCCTCTTGACATGAAAATGTTGTAGTGTATATTAAAAGAATGGCTAAATTAGACAAGCATGAAAAAAAGTTTTTAGATCAGTTGGGTAAATTATTTTCCCAATATAAAATGATGATTGATTGGGAGAAATTAGAAATTAAGGAATTGAATAAAAAAGATTTTATTAAATTCTTAAAAAAGATAAAACCAATTCAAAAGGAAGATAATGAAACGGAGGAAAAATCTTGACAAATACAAAGAAATAATGTAACTTATAAAGTATGAAGAATTATACAGACTTGAACATAATTTTAGACAGAAGTGGGTCAATGAACAGTATTGCCCATGATATTACCGGAGGAATTAAAACTTTTTTGGAAAAAGAAAAAAATAGCGGAGATGAAACAAAAGTATCATTTTACCAATTTGACGATCAATACGAAACAGTATTCACCGACAAGGACATTAAAGATGATATTAATATTTCCATTTCCCCAAGAGGATCAACTGCATTATTGGATGCAATTGGAAAAACAATGACAATTGTTGGAGAAAAACTGGTAAAAATGGCAGAAGAAGATCGTCCTAATCGGGTATTGTTTTTAGTTATAACAGATGGATTTGAAAATGCATCCAAAGAATTCTCTGCATCCACTGTTTCGGAAAAAATTAAACATCAACGTGAAAAATATGCATGGGATTTTGTTTTCCTTGGTGCAGGAGAAGAAGCAGTGCTAAAGCAACATCAATCTCTTGGTATTACAGGTTCATCTTCTAGAGGTTTTGCCAGAGATTCGACAAGCATATCAGAAGGTTTTAAATCAGTTTGTGACAGCTATACCTCTTATAAAACATTGGATCGAACAGATGCATCAACATATTGCCGCACTTTTAGCTTTGACGAAAAAGAGAATGATAAAGAAGTTGTATGAGAATTGCTATAACAGGAACGCAAAACAATGGAAAAACAACATTAGTTGAAACTTTTAAACAGTTTTGGCCTATGTATGAAACCCCGACGAAGTCTTACCGAGACTTGATTAGAGAAAAAGAATTAACTTTGAATGAAAATGGCACACTAGAATCACAGAAAATTATTCGTGATTTTCTTGTTGATCAAGCACTTGAAAATTCAGGAAAAACAAAAACTCTACATGATCGGTGTGTATTGGATAATTTGGCATACTCCCTATGGTTAGCAGAATATAATAAGCTATCAGAGGATGAAAATGCAAATAGTGAATTTCTTGCAACATCACTTCTCTTGACAAAAGAGAGTCTGAAGTTTTATGATATAATTTTTTGGCTTCCATTAAATCCGAATATACAATTATCACCGTCCCCAAATCGTTCAACTAGTGAAAAATATCGTGAAGAAATTGATAATGTTTTTCACGGAATTTATGAACATTATAAAAAGAATAGCGGAGTGGTTTTTGATAAAGAAGATCAACCTGCATTTATTCTTTTAGAAGGTGACGTTCATGAAAAGATAAACACTATTCGGGAATACTTAAATCCAGAAGGTGACTTGATTGAAACTGAACAATCAGTTTTGGGTGACTTGGAAACAATGTATGACGAAATTGCATTGAGAAGTCAAATCAAGAATGTAGTTTGAAAAGACCCAGAAAAATAGTAAATAATAGCGTATGGTAATAATAAATCAAAACACTGTTAAACTTTGCAGAGCAGGTTCTTGCTGCCCTTCAATTGAAAAAATCCCAGATAATAATAGTTTTGTACTTCGTGATGATCATGGAGGAACATTACTATTAACACAAGATGAACTATCAATCTTAAAAGAAGCGATAACTCATTTCGAAAATCAATAAAAATAAAAAACCCGGATTTTTATCCGGGTTTTTTATTTAAGAGGTTATCAATTTTTTATAATCGCTATATCGTTTAGAAATGTATTTTACAAATGCACTTCTCATAACAAGTTCAGGATCACGCAATTCAAAGTAGTGTATTCCATGTTTTTCAGATTCTGAATTATTGAAAAGATTAACTAGTTTAGAAAATTCTTGTTGAAAGTTTTTAGGCAAATCGCATTGATCAGAATCTGCAATTAAAAACATTTTGGAATTTTCTTCCAAGCGAGTCATAATTGTAATAAGTTCATTCATAACAAAATTCTGTCCCTCATCAACAATAATAACTGCATTATCAAGACTTCGACCGCGAAGATAGGAAACCGGAATAACTTCGATAATTCCATCTTTAGTAAAATTGTCTATTTCTTCAGGTTTTAGGAGTTTATTTAGTGCATCATGAAATGGACCTGCATAAACAGCAATCTTTTCTTCCCAACTGCCCGGTAGCGCACATAATTTACTTTGAGCAGATTCTACGGCACTGCGAACATAATATATTTTCTTACATTTATTTCGCTGAAGAATTCGTAGTGCTGCAAAAGTAGACATTATTGTTTTTCCTGTTCCTGCTAAAGAATCGACTATGATACATTTAGATTTACAATCCAACATCTTTTCTAAAATCTCTTCTTGTTTATAATTCCAAGAAAATGGCTCAGATATTAAGAACGAAGTTTTCATCCGTTCTTTTACGTTTTTGGCACGGTGTATTCCCATGTATAATTATACTTACCGTGGGTTATGTGGAAAGTAATTTTTCAATGTTATTTTCGTCGATAATAATGAATTGCATATTCTTTTTTTCGCAATATTTTTTTGCAGCCTCCCATTTTGCCTGATTAATAGCCCATTGTACATTTTCATATAAAATTGTAGACTTTTTCTTGTTGCCATGAGTAGTCGGCTGTTTAGTTTGTTTATGCGGTTTAATCTCCACTAAAAATTCTTTAATAGTTTCCCCGACTCTTAATTTCATATAAAAATCTACAAAATACCGTGCAATTTCTGTTCTTCCACTTTGAGCCGTTTTTATAGGATGAACATATGGAACTATCACTTTTTCACTACTCCAAGACAACACATTAGGATTTTTATCCAAGACTTTCATAACCTTTAATTCCAAGCCGGAACGGTACTCAGGAGGCGTTTTGTTAAGACACTTGGCTGAGTCTACAGGTTTGAAGAACCCTTGCTTAAATTCACGATACGTGCGTTTCTTACTCATTTTTTAAAACTTTTATTTCATCGTTTTGTGCTTTGACTTTTGAGTTTAATTTTTTAATAGTAGTTTCTTGGTAGAAATGTGATATAATTCCTCCGACCGTTGCATAAAAAATTTCTGGAGCGACTTTTCCCATGAAAAAGCCGATTATTATAGAACAAAGTGCTATTAATGTAAAAGTATATCTAACAAGATTATACGATTGATTATTTAAGAAGTTCATTAAGTCGGTTTTCCGCAACTACTAAGTTTTGCAACATAACTTCTTCAGTTTGAACTTTCTGTTCAGTTACGGTTAAATCTAAGCCAACATATGGACCAAATTTTTCAAAAACTAATTTTACTTTAGATAAAACGCTTACAATTTGAGGTAGATTCTTTTGAAGAAGTTGACCAAGTTTTGTATCGTTTGTATGTTCACTGATATAATTCAATGCAACAAGTGTTTTATTAATTGCTACATAAGTTCCATTCAAAACCGCTTTTATTTTTTCACGATTTTTAACTATTTGTAATGCTGCGATAAATTTCTTAAACATAATAAACTACTTATCGTTTCTAGTTGCAATAAACAATGCCAGAGAATTATCATTTGCTATGGATTGATATTTTACAGTATAACCCAAGGAAATTAATTTATCTACGAAATCTTTATGAGTTAATGATTTCCCATTTACAAAGTTTATAGGTAAATCACAAAGATGAACTTCACCTACTATATTTTCTATTTTCTCAAAAATATATTCCGGGCTTTCAAATATTATAGAATATTCACTACCTTCACAATCAAGTTTCATCAATTTAACATTGGAAGAAAGATTTTGAACAATTTCTTCCAATGTTATAACTTCTATATCATTCCCCTCTGCCAAGCATAATCCTCCATAATTTTTTATTTCTGCATTTTTGATATTATCTCCTACGATTATTTGCATATTTTTTAATCTATAATTTCCTCTAACTGCTTTTTGAAAAGCCTGAATATCTTTGCCTTCTATATTATTAGATAATATTTGGAAATTTTCATGAAACGGTTCATAAGTGTATATATTTCTGGAATTGCATTCCCATGCTTTTAAAGCGAATGACCCAATATGTCCGCCAATATCTAATATAATATCAGTCTCAAGAAACTTGTCAATCTTGTACTCATTGTAATAATATACACTGTTGAATACTATTTCATCGTTTGTATTTTTACGAAATATCATATTATTTGTTTTATAGATTTTGTAACATTTTCAAATGAATAATCATTTATATTAGAGAAGTTGTAAGTTGTTGACCCATAATTTTCAATAATATTTACTAATTTATCCACTGCATCGTCAAATTTTGGATTTGCCCATTGCCCTAAAAACAAATTATGATTTGTATCCACTAAATCATAATCTATTAATAATCTCGGATCAGACATAAAATCCGTATTACCCGAATAATTCGTTGCTAATGGAATTGTATTTAATGGAATTGCTTCTGCCAAGCACAATCCGAAACCTTCACTTCGATGCATGGATAATAATACATGAGATTTTGCGATTAATTCTTGAACTTGTAATGACGAGTAATATTCGTCTATTACTGTTATGTCAGCGTCTTGGTTTAAATAAGAAATAAGACTTCGTTCTGTATCAGATATTGTAAATGTTTTAAATAAAATTCGGGTTTCGGGATACAACGATTTCACAGTTTTTGCAACACTCAAACTATCCATTATATTTTTCCGATCAATGTTACTAGATATATTTCCCATGATTAGAATAGTGAATTTCTCGAATTTGCTATAATTCTTCAAAGGAAAAGGAATGGGATGCTTTATTATTCTAATTTTATCGGAAGAAATATAATTAGAAAATATTTGTTTGCAATAATTACTTGCGGTCCATATTTCATCAAAATCAGATAACATTTCTGCTTCTTCATCTTCTAATTTACTACTTTCCCATACAAAATAACCGATTTTTTTATAATCATCTAGGTTTCTACAACAACTGCAACGAGGTTTAGTTATTTTTGAAAGTTCTAGATAATTTTTTATTGTTGTGTGAATAAATCGAATATTATGATCAATTTTTTTAGTGTATTTAGGAAAAAATACTTCGTCTGATTCAGAATTCGATGAAAAAATATTTATATCAAAAACATCAGGATTAGAAAATTGTTGAAAACATTCCACATAACGACGGAAAACTTCCCCGAGAGATGTTTTACTATTTGCTAAACCGGATAGTATAATTTTATCGGTTGGGTTCATTATAGATATTAACCGTTAACTACACATTAATTCAATAGTAAATTCATTTTGACTTGGACAACCGCTATATAATACTGCTCCAGATTTTGATGTGATATAAACCCATGGAATAGATTCATGACAAACTCCGGGACCGAGACTACCATTCTTTCCTTTTTTAGGATTTCCTGCGACATTACAAATTAATTGAAATGTTATTTTCTTTTCATCGACAGATGCAATACTTTCCGCTTCAGCAGTAGATAACACAAATGAGCTTTCTCTTTCACCTCCAGAAGGATAGTTGTCCAAGTTTACATCGCCCAAAAATAAACCATTTGCATAAAACAAATATCTGGACGCATTACAATTATGAGGTTGTGGACATGGATTTGTAATACCTTGATAAGTCGGATTTCCTGAATATATTACCCGAATAGTAATACCTTCAGTAATACACTTGTTTCCACATTCTTGTTCATCCGAAACTTTGATAAAACTGTAATCATAAAGGTTTGGATCAAAAAGAGTAGTTGATGATAGCAATGCAAAAGAATTAGTCTTTTCAACAAAGAATTTTTTACGAACGCCATTAACAAACATTTCAATAAATTGCTCATTATAGTTGGCGAATAGTGGATCGTCGGTGCGGAAATTCATGAAAATAAATCAGATAATTGTTCAATCGCTAATAATTCTTCTGGACTATTAAAGATTTGACTAGGGGAGAATGATAATGCTCCACCATAAGGAATAGCTTCACCACATTCTGTTAAAATATATTTAGGAACACTGTCACAATATTTACGATTTTCATAAATGGCATTAAGATCCAATGAATTATAGCAATCACTGCAAATATTTCTTGGACAAAATTCGATATTGGAGTAAGGATGATATGTCCAAGAATTGTTTATAATTTTATAGAAAAATGCTCCACCACTTGTAACAGCAACATCTTTTAAATCGAATAGTATAATTTCTTCTGGAGGAATAACTTCTAATTCGATATATTTAGATTTATAGATATTATACAAATTATTATATTGTGTTATATATGAATCGAAATATGCTAAATCAATTTCACTGAAATTAGCTAATTGTGTTGAACTGAAAATGTTTGTACTCTTATCAAATTCCACAAATGTAGAATAACTGCTAAGGTCTTTAATTTTATCAACGTAAAAATTTGTATAATTGTACTTTTTTAATAAGAAATTTATTAAAGAGATAATTGCATTTAATTGATTTTTGATTCCTAAAAATCTATACACTTTTTTAACAGTTGTAGTATATTTTAGAGCAATTTCTTCTAATTTAGACGAATCATAATTTAATATACGGGCACCCTCCAGCATTTCGTCACTATAATTTTTACATAAGAAATCGCAACGCAAGATTTGTGTTGGTGAAAAATCTGTTGCAGGAAAATAATCATTTAACCATGTTTCAATTTCTACAAAATTAGCCACATAATTAAATGTTTTATAAAAAGCTATTTGAACAGGTTCTTCCCAATATCCTTGTAGATTGTAAACAAGATCAGACGAATTTTTCCAATTAGCTGAATAAGAATTTAGAAACGTAGAAAGATCGCTCAATTTTGACGCAATTTCATTAAATTTCAACAGAGAGTTCCATTTACTAATATCACTATACAAAAGATCAATTCTAACATTAAATTCATTCATGTTAGAATTGATTTGAGCTAATCCATTACCAAGATATTTGTACTCTGAAATTTCTTGAATCATAATTAATAAAGTGCGGAATCATAAATCCAACTAGTTCCTTGAGGATTGACAACAAATTTTAAACCTGCGAAATTACTAATAAACTGATCGGCAGCAGATATATCAATTCTTTGATTTCCCAAATCTACATTCACGGTTTTTACTCCTCCTCTGGTTCCTCGACCAATACAATTCACTGTATATTCAACCTCAATTGTTTTTGTTCCTAAGTTTGCTTCTTGAGAAAATATCTTATTGACTTGAGAATATTGAGGAGTAAAAACAAATAATTGTTGTCCAACAACAAAATTTCTACAACTTGTAGTGGCAACTGGAATAGTTTCGTTTATCCAAACAGAAACTACATTAATAATATCTTCTTCAGAACCATCAATATTAAATGGATAAGGATAGATTAATGAAACGGGTTTTAACCAATATGCACTCAAAGTTTTAACAGTATTATATGTTTCTTGCCAACAACTACTATTTGTCTGCACATTATTCACTAGATTTTCCCAAATTGCACTATTTTGTGTAAATGCGGAATATAGTGGATTCCAAATATTATTTGCACTATATTCAAAATTACATGTATACACTTCCAATGCTTTAAAATTATAATTTATTGAAGATAATGAATCTCCAATATTTTCATAATCTTTGATTGGGAAAACTATTTGATTATCAGTTAATTTACAAATCTCTCTAGTGTAGGATGACATTATATATTATTTAGCAGAGGGATACGCAATCTTCAAAAACGAAATCAGGAGTTTTGCAGCAATTATTTTCTAAATCGCTCCAACTAAAAGGATATCTGCAATTTCCACATTCTAATTCTTCCCATGTTAATGGGAATAAACTATTGCATTGAGTTTGTTGGAAATTCCAGCATATTAGTGAATGATTTCCGGGAACACCACCACGAAGCACGCACCATGATGAAATGCCGCTTAATTGTGTACTTCCAGTTATTTGATTACTACGAAGTTCTTTCCAAGAAATCGGATTTTTATTCAATGATGGTCGTTGAATAGAATCAATATAGTGATATTTCCATGACCATTGCAAATTATTGTTATGATTTGGGTAAATGCTAAGATAATTAATGTTATCTTTTAACTCCACAATACTATTGTATAGATTTTCAATACTACGATTAATTGTGTCATATAATACTGGCTCATTTGTTCCTAGTAATATAGGACGATTAGTCAATGCACTCGGAGATACTGAACTAGTAGATTGATAAATTACATCACCTTTTTCATCAATATTAATATATAATTTTTTAAATATTCGGCTATTCAACAAGTTTGCATTATCATATATTTTTTGGAATGAATCGTTATAAATGTATGCAGTTACAAATTCTTTTTCTGATACGAAAATATTATTCCATTGGAAACCTGCTTTGTCTTCATCCTCATCAATGATTTTGTCTATTTCAGTGAAATCAATATAACGATAAATGTATTGAGGAGTTAAAACATATAGGTTTGTATAGTCGAAAAATACTTCAATTATTGGATCAAAGAATGTTTTAGATGAAATTTTTGTTCCGTTGAGAGAATATTTGAAAAGAGTATTATTTGAAATAGCATATACGATTCCATCATAAATTTGATTTAATACCGCATTATTACATTCAGGAACAAAGAAAGAATTAATTATTTTTTCATTTTTATCGAATACAGTGATGTAATTATCTTCTGTTAATACGATAAAAATTCCATCTTTTTCGGAAATAGAAATTGGACGATTGTTTGCAGAGAAATTATCTAACTGAATATTATTTAACCAGTTTAGATTTTTATTATAAACTTTGATGATATAAGAATCTTTATCAACAATATATAATTGTTCATCTTTATCAACACAGAAATCAGTAGGACTGTTTAGTTTAGTACGATCAGTTCTTTCACCGACACCTCCCCAATAATGAGTAAGTTTGATATTTTGAGGAACATTTATATCAAATTCACAAACAAAAAAAGTATTTTTTCCACGATCAAGAATGAACAATCTTTTTTCATTAGAATTATATCTAATGGTAATTGGTTCTTCTAAAACTTCACCATCTCCTAAACGATTGAAAGAATATAATAATTCAGGTGTTTCGTCAATTGAATATATCTGAATATAATTTTCATTAACAGTTAATAGTTTGTCTTCTATGATTTGTGCAGATTTCAAATTTTTAAAATAAATATCCTGAATATTATCAGGAGAATAAATAGTATGCCATTTGAAATTCCCAAATAGCGAACCTAAGAAACCAGCATTTGCTTTAGGGAAATTGATATTGTTTATAGAACAACTTGCACTCAAGTATTCCATATTTGTTTGGAATTTCGTTAAGCATTGATTTATTTTATCAGCAAATTGCCAATCATTAGGGTTAATTCTAGTTTCTTCTAAATTATATGGTAAAATTATTTCATCATAAAATTCTCTTTGAATGCTAGGGTCATATTTTTCAAAAGAGTTTTTTACATAAATCATATTATGCCAAGTTTGAACTGTAGTTGAGCCATCATTTAAAATTCCAGTTAATGAAGGAGATTTATTTCCTTCTGAAGAGTATGAAGTAGTTAAAAATTCTGATAAAGAACTTTGTAGAGATCCTTCCCCATTATCGAATACAAATGAAGAAAATCCAGAAAAAGGTAATGACGAAAAGTTCGTATTACTTCCATTATAAAAAGTAGCAGTTTCCCCGGTAGATAGCAAATTCTTACCAGTGTACAAATAAAGATTAGGACCATTATATGCAATCAAATCCACAATATTAGAAAATAATGGTACATTTTGAGTGCAATAATCATAACCGGGAATATTAATTCCTATATTTCCTGATAAGAATACTTTACAATGATTAACGGAATTTTCATTAATAATAAAATCAGAGTTCTCAATATTAATTTTTAGTAATTTAGAAAATATTGATTGATTTCCATTTAAAGATTTTGTTTGAAAGAAATTAGCACTACTCAATACCAAATTGACATTATAATTAACAAGAGTTGTATATGATGTGTTTATTGTACAATTTAATTCCGGGGTTTCTGCATATTTATTAACATTAAAATAATTGTTACTCAGTGTTATAAATACGTCTGGACTTGGGAAATCATAGAATTGAACGTCTTCACGAAACACCGAAGAATTATCAGAAGATGCAGAATTGTAAATTGAAACAGGATTGCTTTCAATAAAGATTGAATTGTATGCAGAAACTGAAACTTTATTGTTTGATGAAACATCATTGTATGTTACAGGGATAACTGCAAAACTACTATTTGTTTCATATATCTTAGAACCTATTTTCCAAACATAACGATCAAAACCGGGAGTTGCAGAGAATTGGAAATTTTCCGTATGACATGGTTTATATGCACTCATTCCTAATGAGTTTAAATAAGAATTATTCTGGAATGATAATGCGGTAGTATTTCCGTCTCTATCTCCAATTTCTTGTTGATAAATTGGAACATAAATATTACTTGGTATTCCAATATAACTAAAAGGTTGAATACTTGATAACAAATAGAAACACATATAATCTGTGAAATTATATGCTTTAAAATCCCCATCAACTGGAGTTGCATTAAATGCAGACAAATAAACACATGCACTTGCCGTATTTAACGTAATGTTTAACGATGAACCTGTTGCATTACCAACTGTTCCATTGCTATACTTGTAATCCCATTTAACATCAGCACTATTAACATTCAAGTTTGCATAAATGGCTGATAAAAGAATCGTTCCAGAAGTGGAATAGAATATATTAGTGTATTCGTCACTACGGTAAACATTTGAATCACTTTCTTTTTTGGCATCAATAAACAAATATTGTTTGAGAGGATATTGACGAAAACTAAACATTTTTGTAGCATTAAAATTAAAATCATCACGAAACAAATTACATGAGATATTGAATAAAACTTGTTTAGGATCGGATTCTACAGGAATTGTAGAAAAGGTTGCATTTATTAGAGAATAATTATTAGAACTAGAATATATAGTTGATTCTTTAATAGTTTTTAAATTATCTTTTGTATATAACACTACACTTCCACGATTATCGTTTGCAGTTTCATTCCATATAATATTAGCGTTTGTAGGAACTCTATACGAATATCCATTACGATTAACAAATGCACTAAGAGTAGAATAGTTGGTGCTATTAAAATCATTTGTTTCTCCTTTTATTTCTAAATATGCGCTTCCAAAAACACTGCTTGGAGGAAACCAGAAAGTATTTGCGGACAAATCATATTCTTCGGAATATAAAACTATTTCAGTTTTATCAATTCCTAAATTTGAAACTTTGGAATAAACATGTAATGGATAAAATGTATTTCTTTGAAGAATATTATCATTCCTATCTCTGAAGATTATATTGTCTGGAGGATTCGCATCCCATTTTACCCGATATTCATTGCTTGGAGTTGGAAATATATTTGCTTCGACAATTGCAGTAGAATCGGTTGACGATGTTAAGAATAAGTTAAAAACGACTTTGTCTTTATTTAGTAAAAACTCTATCTGATTTTCTTCTTCAAAAATAGCACCTGCGGCAGTTTGTAATTGTATACGAACTTTATGCTTATTTCCACTTCCGTTATTTTTGAAAATTATTTGTTGGTGAGAGTTAGCAGGAAACCATTGTTCACTAACATAAGTTGTTGCAGGAGCAGAAGCACGATATGCTAATAATGTATTATCTCCACTAGTTTCAATGAAACGTTTAAACAATATATTGCTTGTTGTTGGCATGTCATATGAATTTTGATAATAATTATCAACCATAACAGTTTCAACAGTTGTACTTGAAATTGTTTGTGATGTAACGAAACTTGAAGGAGCAAATGTTACCGTGAATAAATCTTTGGTTGGAGATACAAAATTATAATTAAATAGATAAACTGGAGAATTTGGATAAACTCCTTGATTAACACTTAATGAAAAATTATTGGTTGCAGTTTTTTGAAAAAGAACGCCTCCCGGAGCAATTGGACTAGATGTTTCATACCAAACAGTTATATCACTATTTGGTTTAATATAAAGTGGTGGCTTTAACTCAATTAATACTCCACCACTTTTATCATTCATACTTGCTTGAACAGTGTAAGGAGTTGTTATTCCCATTTCTGTTAATACTTCACTTTCTAAACATGACAAGTTCGTGACAAAATTATTAGAGATATAATTGAAATTATCATTTGTAAAATAGTCATTATAAAAACTTAAAATGAAAATTTGGTCAGGAACATCAACTGCAATATTAGTGGACGTAATAACAGGAATATCAATTCGTAAACTATTAGCTATAAGATCAGGAGATAAACTAGAAGAATTAAAAACTCTGTAATAATTTATATTTCTTGTATATTCGTAATTTTTTCTTCCTCCTGCAAGTGTTGCATAACCTGATAAAGTATCAATATTTGAATCACTAAAATCAACTGTGGAAAAATTAGATTTTTTAACTAATTTTCTAAAATCTGGAGTTTGAACTTCTCCATTGAATGCAGATGCACTAACAACCCCAATATCCAATGACATTGAAAAATTGTTATTTTTAGTCATTTTTGGCATTGGGTGACTTGGCCAAATTGTTAATGCTGATAAACCTCCTAATAAAGTTAAATAAAGATATTCTCGGTCGCTTTTAACATTCCAACGAAAAGGTGCTAAATCATTAGGATTTAAAAAATTAGTTGGAGACGTTGCACTTAAAACAGTTCCAACAGTGTTATTACCAATTAAAGTATAATCATTTGTTTTTCTAAAATTGATTTTACCTTCCCATGTATCATAGTAGAAATAACGAAATCTCACACCAAAACGAGCATTCGACAACTGAGGATTTAGTTCATTAAAAGAAATGTCTATTTTCTCATTTGGATACGGATTAGCAATTTGTATAGCACTCAATAACATTAAAATTATTTATTGGAAGGAACAATGGTTTGTAGAAAAAACCAAAAAGTTGTTGACAACCTATTATTCTTGGTGTAAAATAGAATTGCAGGGTGTCTGAAGTTGGTCATCAGGGAAGGCTCATAACCTTCTGCGCAAGCCTCGGAGGTTCGAATCCTCCCCCAGCAACATAATTTATGAGTATCACAATCCATAAAGCTAACTATAAATCTAAGGTTAATGTTTATGTTGGATTTGGGCGCTACGAATTGACTCCGACCACTGTTTGTCGGGGAGGCAAAGGGTATTATTCCCAGCGCCCACCTCGCGGTCTGATGGTAAGAAATTGGAAGCATGTAACATGCAAACATTGTCTTAGATATTTTCCGAAAAATTAAAAATATGTCCGAAGAAAATCCTCAAAATATTATACCAATTGCATTAATTACTAAAGTTTTAGAAGAGAATCACACGGATGATTTGGGTAGTCCTGCGGCGATAATTTTGAATAAAAATCAGAATGTGGGATTCTATCCACGGTATGTAGCATCCGCAATGATTGCACTTTATGAAGCATTTCTCGCACATGTTCCAGAAAATATTCAGGTTGAATTTGAGCAACAAGTAAAACATAATTTTGATGTTATGTTTGAAGAGAAAGACGATCACATGATAACAATAAAAGTATGAACGAATCAATCATAGAAAATTTAAAAAATATTTACCACTATATTTGTACTACCAGACATACAGGTTTGGGACTCAGGCAAAGTATTGCTGCATTTAGTGATAAAAAACCTATAATTATAGTTCCAACAGAATTGCATAAAATAGCATATAGGGAGACACATCGGAATGTAGATGTAATATCATTACATGAAGTTAGTACCGCATTAAGAGGACGTAATCAACCAATAATCTTCGATACAGATACCGTAACGGAGATATTATCAATGTTATCTGATTTACATATTTGTATAAATTCTACAGAAGTATTGCTTTCCCGAGAACTATCTGATTGGGAAAATATAGTGAACTTTATAGAATCTGATGGATTTAAATTAATGAATGAAACAGTTAAACTGGCAATAAACGAAAAGAAAACAGAAATCGGAGGAAATATCGCACGTTTAGAAAAACATTTAGAATTTCTTGTAGAAAAAATTGCAAAAAAGAATAAGTAGAAATAACAACATGGAAAATCTTCCAACATACAAGTTTTCGACAAAAGAAATGCCAACTCATTTCCGTAGTGCTTTTATGGCGGAAGCTCGACCTAGTTTTGCAGGAGCAGAGGCAAGTGGTTGGCGCAAAAGTCAGAGTTTTATTCAAACAGAAAATACAACTGGAAAAAATAAAAATTTTGATACAACCGTAAAAATGCGTAGGTAAAGAACTGTAATAATTTGTAGTTTCAGAGCCTCGCCCAAAAAGCGAGGCTTTAATTTTATCAGAAATAGTCGTTGATCAAAACCGAGAATCAACTTAAAAGGCCAAAAATGAGCTATAATCATTTAATCTGTGAAACAGGGTTATGAATAATAACCGTAACAATCGTATGAAAAATTATAAAAAAGAAATAGAAAAGCTATTAGAACAATCAACTGATTGGAAATGCACTGTTTGTAAAAACAGAACCGCTAGAATCGTTCATTCGTTTATTCTCAACCGAAAAATTGAGAAAATAAGTGATTGCACAATTGTTTGTAAATCTTGTAAAGAAGAAATAGATTTTGCGATAGAAAACCAATACATTTCCCAAAAAGTTTCCGAATTAGAAGAAATAAAAGAAAAAACATTGAGTCTTAGAAATGATTCTTATCAGTTTTGGAAAATCAAGTTTTTGGAAAAAAGAAGTTTGACAGAAGAAGAATTAGGGTGTATAGAAGGGTTAACAAAAGCAAGAAAAAGAAAACTTTCAAGTGCTTTGAAAAAAGATTTTCAAAGAAAAGATTTGTATAAAATGAAATTCAATGAAAAAGAAATTCAAAAAATAAAAAAGATGCTAACCACATTTCAATATAGAACCATAGTCTAACTGGCAAGACGCAACCCTGTCACGGTTGAAGATGCGGATTCGAATTCCGTTGGTTCTGCCATAGAAAATAATTATCGGCCTATTAGTTTAATGGCTAAAACAGCTCTCTTGTAAAGAGCGAATTACAGTTCGATTCTGTAATGGGCCTCGTTTTTATATACGTCAGCAGCAAGTGGTGGTTGCGGGTCGCCTCCAAAACGACTGATTACCTTTAAGAGTTCGATTCTCTTCTGACGTGCCAATTTGTGTGATTAGTTTAGTGGTAGAACATAACATTGCCAATGTTAGAACGAGAGTTCGATTCTCTCATCACGCACCATATAATAATTAACAGAAACATGAAAATATTAAAAATAATTAAAGATGGATTAGTAGCGATTTCTTATTTGCTCCTAAACCTAGTGATCTTTGTACCAACATTATTGTTACTAGTGTTAATAGTCAACATTGGTAAACTAATTGCACGGGCAGGAAGTGTAATAGAAGGAATTGGCGAAAATATAGAGTATATATTCAAAAAATTAGCGATGAAGGTGATTAGATGCGGAGATAAAATATTTTTAGAATAAACATGGGGGTTGGGACTGCTTGGAGTGGTCGCCTGTTTTGCAAACAGGATATTCAGGTGGGATCGTAACCCACAACCTCCCCAAATTTTGAGAAAAACAATGCGTTGTGTTTGGAGGGGGGGGGGCACAGAATAGGTGGGATCGTAACCCACAACCTCCACCATTATTATATAAATAATAGCATGGAATTACCTCAGATATATGAAAACATGCTAATAGAATATTGTTCTGGAAATTTAATAAATGAATCTTTTATAGGAGACTATATCCAAAATACGGATGAATTTGATATGGAACTGGTAGAAGAAATTAAATTAGATGAATATACTCTATTTTAGCCAAGGATGAGGGTAATAATTATTGGCTGGGGTTAACCTCTGGTGAACGTCTTTGTTTTAATCCGGAACAGCAAAATAGGAAATATCCATGTTTAGCAGACCATATTAAAATAGGTGTAGCAAAACAACTTCTAGTTGTGTTAAAAACGTGGACGAAAAAATACGGATATATTTTAGTAGGTTCTTTTGATGTTAAAAAGTTAAAAAGTTATTATAAAATATTGAAATTTGCGAAATTTGATGTTACGACGTTTAGAAATGGACCTTTTGAGTGGTATATGATAAGATGAAAGTATATCTAGGCGTAGCTTAATGGGAGAGCGGTAGTTTGAATACAGGTTGTGGGGTTAATTCCCATCGTCTAGACCATTTGCTTCTATAGTTCAGTGGTAGAACAGTTGTTTCATAAGCAACATGAAAAGGTTCGATTCCTTTTAGAAGCACCAAATACACATTTTCCTTTTGACAAAAGAACTTTACAGTGTATAGTAAAAAGATACTACTAGACGTAGCTCAACTTGGTAGAGTACATGATTTGGGATCATGTGGTTGCGGGTTCGAATCCCGCCGTCTAGACCATTTATGTTAATTAATAAAGATGAACATGCGAGATTTTTAGACCAGAAATATCAAGACGGTTTTAAAAATTTAAAGCCGGAAGATGTTTGTCCACCATGTCCTTCTTGTAATGGAAAAATGGAACCGTGGGATCTCTGGTTGGTAACAGGTGCAGATTGCACTGTTTGCGGATGGAGTATGACAGAAGGAACTGGATGTCTCCTTTAAAAAACTTATAATAGCCTATGGCGGATGAATCAACAATGCCTGAAAATAAAGAAAAACCTTCTAAGTGTTTTGTGCAGCGAGATGCATACATTTGCAAGTATTGTGAAGGAGTGTATGCAGATGAACCAGTTTCTTCTTGTGACTGTCTTGAACATCTTGGTAAAAATCCTCCCCACTTTATCAAAGGAAAAATTGAATATATTTTAACAAATTAAAAATGAAAGCACGTTTAATCACCAAAACCGCAGGAGTTGCAGAATATACAGACAAAAGTATTGATGAAATTACCGTAGGAATTGCAAGACTCAGCAGTTCCAGAGATGTAAATGAATTGTTTAATGAACCTCATAAACTTCTTCGGCATTGTCTAAGAGAAGGACATTGGAGTGTTTTTGCAATGGTTAATCTTGGAATTGAGATTGAAACGTCCCGTGCCATTGGACGAGAACTGTTGAGGCATTGGAGCTTGCAACCTCAAGAATTGAGTCAACGATATAAAATTGTTAATGAATATGAAGAAATTGAACTGAGAGAGCAATGTTCTAATAATCGTCAAAGTTCAACAAATTTAGTAGATCCAATTTTGTTTGTTTCTGATAATGACTTTTTCACCGATAAAACCGGAAAGGCAAGTGAAAAAGTCAAGGAACATATGAAAAATAGTTTTGAACTATATCAGGAACTAATAAACAATAACGTTGCCCGAGAAACAGCAAGATTCGTCTTGCCAGAAGCAACAACTACAAAAATTATTTTTAATGGTAAACTTCGTGATTGGATTACCACACTGAATAAAAGGTTGTATAAAACAGCGCAAAAAGAATGCCGGGAAGTGGCAGAAGTTATCCGGGATATTCTTATCCAAGAATGTCCAATAGTTTCTAAAATGCTTTGGAATTTTGAAGATGCATATCATATTGAAATTTTGGAACGCTTGATTCTTGATCGTTGGGGAGTATATGATTTGGTAAAAAACAACGATTTCAAAAAGGTAGTTTTATAAGTTATGCGAAGATATTATATTGAAATGAACGGAGGAGAAAATGTTCCCCGCGAAGAAGACATGATAGCATATCTTTTGGATGAATGTGTGCTAATGATAACAGATGAAAATGATTCAATTAGTTTAACCATTAACGTAAGTGATTATTTTCATCCAGCAGCAGACGATGAAAAATTTCCAATGGATGATATTCCAAAAATATATGAACTTTATAAAGAAAAACAATATAATGGGATACTTGAATATGTGGCAGAAAAAAGAAAAATCGAAAATATTTCATGGAAAGATAAATTAAAGAACGAACAAAAGATATGAAATTAGAACTTTTAGGAAAATTGATACATTATTCTATTTCGGCATTTAAGGTTAGTATAGGGGAGGAACCATATTCAAGTTGGGAAGAAGCAACGGAAAATCATAAAAATCTTTGTATTGGAGTTGCAAAAAAGATAACAGAAGACAAAGATGTATCAGCAAAAGAAATTCATGATTATTGGGTTGAATGGGCTAAAACTCATGCACCATATCATTCCAGTATAATTGATTTCGATGATTTATCATCTAATGATAAAATCAAAGATGAAATAGCAATATCTATTATACAGGCATTCACAAAGTACAGAAATCTCGAAAATGAATTGACAAACTCGGATACAAGTGTAGAGTGAAAAACCTATAAAGGATAACCAAAAATAATAATTATGAAAAAGAAAATTTATGTTGTTGGAGGCGGAACAGTAGCACATAGTAGTTGCCATTTGGGTTTGAATGCTCCTGCATTTGGCTCAACTGCCCGAACACTAATGAGTCTTGTTCAAGAACATGCACCAGAAATGGATGCAGAATTGGTTTTAACTGCAATGGCAGGAGGAAATCATAATTTGCAAAGTCCAAAAGATTTGGCTAAACTTGCTGAAAACATTGTAAATGACATTTCTACAAAAATTGTTTTTTGGAGTCCAGCAGTTTGCGATTTTGAAATGATTGTAGATGCAGATAATTTGGATAAAGAAACTAATCCAAAATATAGCGGAAGATTGGATTCTAAAAAAGAATATAATGCAAAACTAATTCCTAATACGGAAAAAGTAGTTGATCTTTTTAGAAAAACTCGAAAAGATATTACTCTTGTTGCATTCAAGACAACTTGTGGAGCAACAGAAGATGAACAATATTTGGCCGGATTGAATTTGCTTAAAAAAGCAAGTGCTAATCTTGTACTGGCAAATGATACATTGCATCGCCGAAACATGATTATTGTTCCAGAAGAAGCACGTTATTGTGTTACTAATAATCGAAAAGAAGTTTTGGAAGAATTGGTAAAAATTGCACTACTAAGAAGTACATTAACTTTTACAAGATCAACGGTTGTTGCAGGAAATCCTTGTGAATGGAGTTCACCTCTGGTTCCAGAATCATTGCGAGAAGTTGTAAATTATTGTGTGGAAAAAGGAGCATATAAAAAATTCCGAGGAGTAACCGCAGGACATTTTGCAGTAAAACTAAGCGAAACTAAATTTTTGTCTTCTCGTCGTAAAACTGATTTGGGAGATATTAAAAATGTTGGATTAGTTCTAGTTGAAACTGACGGTCCTGATAGAGTAATTGCATATGGCAGTAAACCAAGCGTGGGTGGACAAAGTCAAAGAATTGTATTTTCTGATCATCCGGATTTTGACAGTATTGTTCATTTTCATTGTCCAAAAAAAGAAAACTCACTTGTTCCCACAATTTCTCAAAAAGAATATGAATGTGGAAGTCACGAATGTGGGAAAAATACTTCAAATGGATTGAAATCTTTTGGTAGGCTAAAAGCAGTATTTCTGGATAATCATGGTCCAAATGTAGTGTTTAACAGTAGTGATCCCGGTATTGCAGAAGAAGTAAAGACGTTTATTGAAAATAACTTTGATTTGTCACAAAAAACTGGAGGATTGGTATAATGAAATTGACATTTAGTATTCCTGAATTTTTATCTAATAGTTATTTTTGGATTGGAGCAGGAGCAGCAACATTGTTTTGGGTTATATTAACATATATAATATTATATGTAATAGGAGATTGTTTAGCTGATATATTTTCAAGTTGGTATAAACGTTGAATATAAAAAAGTAGAAAACTCCTAAAACATGTTGACAACAGAAAACTTTGTGGTAAAGTAGAAGAAGAAAAGACAGGTCGCTATAGTGAAACGGTTATCACGCAAGACTTTCAATCTTGAGTTGAGGGGTTCGATTCCCCCTAGCGATGCCATTTAAATAAAAATATGCCTCTGTAATTCAACGGTAGAATAACAGACTTTTAATCTGAAGGCTATGGGTTCGAATCCCATCGGAGGCACCATTTTAGTTTATTAGTAGAATAATTGGTAATTCCTCTCATTGGGAGAGTATACAGGTTCAAATCCTGTCTAATAACATAATTTTTATACATAGGAACGCACACGGCTGAGCGGCTTGTCTGTTAAACAAGTGAAGGTTGGTTCGATCCCACCCCTATGTGCCAAATTTCGTGTTAAGGTTTAACACGGAGGTTCGATACAGAGTAAGTAACTTTGTATGAGCGAAAATTCAGAACATGTTAAAAATTGGAGAAGAAATACAAAGCAAAGAATAGTAGATGCATTTAATTCTAGATGTGGAACATGTGGTTATGATAAATGTGTAGAAGCATTAGAATTACATCATCTTGATCCAAAAGAAAAAGAATTTTCTTTTGGTGCAATTAGAGCAAATCCGGTATCATGGGAGAAAATAATTATAGAAATGAGAAAATGTGTGCTACTATGCGCCAATTGCCATAGAGAGGTACATAATAATAATCGAGAAATTACACAAGATTGTCCAAGATTTAATGAAAATTATGCAGATTATAAATCAAATAAAAGAAAAGAATTGACCGATAATTGCCCTATTTGTAACGGAGAAAAGAGTTGTCATCAAATAACGTGTTCCAAAAATTGTGCCGCTAAAAAACGTTGTAAAGTTGATTGGGAAAAATATGACTTGCATGATTTGTTCGTAACAAAAAGGTTGCCAAGAACTAAAATAGCTACTATAGTAGGATGTAGTGATGTATCAGTAAAGAAACGTCTTATTAAATTAAATATTCAAAGATAATAAACAAAATATGAAAGTTTATAAAACAACATTCGAGAACTTAGAAAGTTCGATATTACCATCTTCATCAATAATAATTAGTGTAATTGAAGGATGGTTAGTAGAATGGAAAAAAGAATTTCAGCGAAAACCAAATAAAGCAATTATTATCGCAGGATTAAAATTGCTAAGTTCGTTAGAAACAGACATAAAAGTAAAAGATATAAGCACAATTTCACAATATCTAGTATTAAGTTTATATGATCTATCTATTAGAATAATTCCATCTTGGGAAATAGAATTGTATACAATGGAATTGTCTTTAGAATAAAAATAATTTCCACATTGGGTCGGTAGAATAATTGGTAATTCGCACACATTTATATTGTAGTTGTGAGATGTAGGTTCAAATCCTACCTGACCCTCCATTTTCAACTTTTCGGCTAGTAATTTAATTGGTAAAATATCCATCATAATAAAAATATTATACATTATATTATCTTAAAAATTTAAATTGCTAATTTTTAAAAGATATACCGGAAAATAAAGGTTCGAATCCTTTCTAGACGACAATTTTAACAAAATAAATATATGGGTTATTGGCATGAAACATGTATAATCACTAATCTTCCTATTTTAGGAGAAGGCAAAGCAATTGCATTAAAAACAAATTCTTCACATGATATAGAATTTGTTTTAGATTCTTGGTGGTTTAATGGAATATCATTTGCAAAAGGTGAACTAGACGATTATGGAGAATTACATAATATAGAATCAACATTGATTGATAATCGTCTTAAAAATAAAAAGTTTTCAACTGAAAAACCCGGATTTATAGTGTTTTGTTATGCAGACGTTTGGGAAAAAATTATAAAATACGCAAGAGAAAATATAGATGATTTGGAAGAAAGTGTTTCTTGGAAAAATTCTTCAGAATTAGAACTTGACTTATGTTATTTTTGTGCTATGATGTATAGAGCCAGATCAGGATTTCCGAAAAACTTACAAAGAGGAAGTCAAGACCTTGACGTATCATATCGAAAATTTATTGCAGAAATTACATTGGAAAAAATTAAAGAAATTGAGAAAATACTAGAAAGCGAAAAATAAATATGAATAATTTTACTCAAATTTCTTGGAAAGATTTTATAGACATTCTTCGTAAAGAAGATATTGTAATTCAAGTAGAGGATAGATTGTACTTCTCAAAAGAATTACGAATAAATGATGATCTTATAAGGTTTATATGGGAAGGAGTTTATAAAAAAGAATTTAACGAAACTATAACAGTAGAGAATGACATTTATAATTTGAAATTTCAAATTTTTGACGAAGTTGAAACTGGAGAAGTTGAAGAATATGAAGGAATGTATGGAGAAATTAATTCTCGTCCATTAACTAAAAAACTTGAAACATACAAGTTAATAGAAAGAAAATTTAAAATATATTCACTATATAAAAACGGGTTGATGGCAGCGATGGTTCATGCATCTGTCTGAAGAACAGACTATCTCGGTTCGATTCCGAGTCAACCCACCAAAAATTATGAATATTGGAAAACATATTAATCGAATACTAGATGTATTGTACCATGAATATATTTCATATGGAATGGAGGAAAACGTAATGTGGTGTACTAAATCTTTTGATTTGATCCAGATTAAAACAATGATATTTGAATATAATATTTCATTAATTGAAAATCTCTCTATAAATGAAGTGGATGAACATACTTTGAGTTGGGGCGATAATAAAAGAAACATAGTGATTACCACTTCAGTATCATCGTTCAATGATATTTCTAAAAGAGATAATCCAAAAATGGTAATATTTAATTAATTTATGATTATAAAAGAAGGAAATCTATTAGAACAAAAAGGTTATTTGTTTCATCAAACAAATTGTAAATTTGTAATGGGAAGCGGAATTGCACTTCAAATAAGAAACACTTTTCCAAAAGTCTATAATAGTTATATCTCATTCGGAGATGAATGTAGAAAAAATGGAATTTCACCTCTTGGAACTTATCAAGTAGTGGAATTAGAAGATTGCAAAGTTGTAAATGTATTCAGTCAAGATTCTTATGGAAAAACAGGATTGCATACAGATTATGCTGCAATGGAAAATAGCTTTCAGCTTTTTGCGAATAATGAACTGTCTGGTATTTATAATTTTCCATATCTTTTTGGTTGCGGAACTGGTGGAGGTGATTGGAAAATTGTAAGTGAAATAATCGAAAGATATTTCCCTGATGCAATTATCTGGAAATATAATAGTTAAACAAAATACAATAGATTTATAAAATGAATGATAAAATGAATGATGAAATGAATGATGAAATCTTATTAAAAAATTGGATGCTCAAAATTTCAAAACCTATTTTTGATAAATTTGATTTTGTCCAGAATTTCAGTTTTTTATTGCTTAATTTAGATGATCCCCGCATGTGGTATATAGACTATATCCTTGAGGTAAATGGAATACATATCTATGATTTGGATTTGTATAGTTTAGAGAAACCCATATATTATTTACAACGCGCACAAGATGCCATGATGCCAAAGGTAAAACATAAAGATAAATTCATCAAAAGTATTCAATCTTTACAAAAACGCATGGCAAAAGAGGAGAAAAAGTTAAATCTACGAATCAAAGAAGTGACTAATCCTGAATTAGACGAGTGGGTGAGACGACATGATTTTGTGGACGAGATTCGAACGCAATATTATAAAGTTTTTCCAGATGATACGGAAGAATGTGTTGGCGTTCTAGTTGATAGAGATAATTCAGTAACTTTTACACCACACTGAAAATGTTTAAACAACTGAAAATTAAAATCCGAAAAATGTTGACATTTTCTCTAAAAGGTGTACGGTATTAAACGAAAGTAAAATATGGGATATTGATGTTAATAGTGAGCATCTGACACTTCCAATGTCAGCGGGAGAGTGCAAGTCTCTCATATCCTTCCATGCTGGAGTCCCCAGCACTCATTTCTGCGATAAAATCTATGGAACGCCACTGTGAACGTATGAGTTCCGAAGATGATTTTATGAGGGATTTATTAGGGTCACAGTTAATAAATCAAGCAGATAAAATTTAAAGACAAAAGTGGTTGATAAATGCCATAAACAAACTATAGTAATAGAGGAACAAAATTATGAAAATTAGTATTAGCAAAGCATTGAAAATTAAAAACCGGATTGCCGGAGAATTAGCAAAAATAGAAGAATTGTTTAAGAGTTCTAACTGCCGTAGAGAAGGTGACGATAGTTCAATAGATCCTTCCTTACTTTATGGAGAGTGGGAACAATCAAAAAATCTTCTGATTCTTATCAAGCAAAAAATAGCAACAGCTTCAGCAGGTATTCAAGCAACATTAGTAGAACTAGCAGAAGCAAAATCTGCAATTTCATTTCATGAAAAAATAATCATAAATGAAGGAGTAGCAATGGATTATAGCACAACAGTTCCTCGCCAAATACCATGGGTCAACACAATCACAAAGTCGGATCAGAGATATTTAATCAACAAAATAAATAACAACATTGCAGATTTGCAGGATAGTGTGGATGAATATAATGCAACCACAAAAATAGATTGGGACTAAACATTTTCAATCTCTTTCTTCTCTTCGAAAGAAAAAAGCCACCAACCATTCTTCAAGGAATATGACTTCGATATTGATAAAGACTTTAATCTTTAAAATTTTGTAGCTTAAACCTTAAAAATAAACTCGTAAACTGAAAACCGTAGACGGCAGAATTATCCGGTAGAAGAGAAGAAAGAGATTTGATTTTTATATAAGTCCTAAAATAATTTTATGAGATGTGATTTAAAAAGAGTACAGCCAAGAAAAATTTTTATTGTTGTTGGAGAATATAGTCCTTCGGGTGATAAAAAGTATTTTGATAGTGAAAAACCGTTTCTGCCTGATATAACAGTATACGCTTCTGAAAGCGAGGCTTATATTCATGTATGGAAAAAAGGAGAAGAGTATTTTTATGCATTTGAAATTTACCCACTTCATTTCAAAAGTTACCCAGATGACACGGATTCTGTAGGAGTACAGCATGTAACAGTTATAACTGAAGAAGAATATTTAGAGTATAAAAATTTACCATTTAATAATTAAACTTTATACGTTCATAGAACAAAAATCCTTGACAAACAAAGCAAATGTGGTAACATACATTATATGAGTGCTAGACAAGAAATTCTAAAACTGAATGCCAGCTATTTTCCAATTGCTACAGCAAACTGGAAGGATGTTATGGTGGACATTGTATCTGGGGTGTGTTATCCTATGGATATAAATTATGAATTTGATGAAAATGGGAATGTTGATAAAACAAAGATTTCTTATATGAATGTTGTTCGTTCATTCAAAGAATGGGAATCTCTGCCTATTCGTGAATTTGATGAATATGTTCGTAGTGCAAAAAATGTTTATCGGTTGCCGCCAATTGTGGTTTGCAGCAAATATGATAAAATTGTTCATAAAAAAGTAGTTTTCCCTACTAAAGCTAATATCTGGCGTCGGGACAATTATACCTGCGGATACACGGGAAAGATTTTGGATAAAAATAACGTATCTACCGATCATATAATTCCTTCTAGCAGGGGAGGAGAGAACACATGGGAAAATCTAATAACATGTGACAAAACTCTTAATACATGGAAAGGTAATCGTACACCAAAAGAGTGTGGATTGAAACTTCTATGGAAACCTACAAAACCTAAGAATGGAATGATATTTGATATTTATCGGGAGGAATGGTCTATTTTTCTAAATGCTAATATTTCTTAAATATTCTTGTTGAGCTACATATGCCTGCTCTTCTGTTTCAAATCTACCGATATGTTTAGTTCTTTTTTCGAGTGGTAATCTACAACATGCAATCCATTTATTTCGGGTTTTATCATATGTAATATTTTTATACTTGGAAGAAGATTCAGAATAATATTTAGTGGCTTTGATTCGTAGTTTTTTTAATTCTAAATATTTTTCATATTTTCTTTCTAATTTTATAGTGCAATCTTTATACATCCAATCAGTGAATATTTCGACTTGTTTATTCCCATTTATTTCTAATACATGAATTTTACCTTTTTTAATGATATTTGTAGTTATATTTAAAAGATTTTCGATGATATCTTTTAATTTATCACAAAAAGAAAAACTACTCAAAATAGCAATTGTTGCTCTCTTCACATTATTTTTAGAATTGGATTTTATACTCAAACAGCCATCTCCATCAAAATATCCTCTTATAAAATGATTATACAATGAAGAATCTAAATTTAATGGAAAAGTTAATGTTAATGATTTGGGCGATTCGTTACCAGTTTTGATTAAATCATTGACCATTTTTTTATTATATATTTGAAGTCTTATAAATCCTTTCGATTTTATAGGTCGATTCTTTATATATGATGTGTATTGTTTAGTATCAATTTTTGTTTTATCTTCTCCTAATAATACGATACTCATGTGCTTCAATAAATCTGAGTCTTTTACCGATAGATTCACATTAATTCGATTATTTTTTGAAGTAAAACAACCATCCGCATATAAAAATCCTAAAATATAAGCCTTAGTTTCATCATTAATAATTTCAAAAAAGTTTTCTTGCATACATATACTTATATTATAGACCATATTATTCCAAATATTTTAATTATATATTTTATAATATTTTTTACTTGACTTTCTAGAAGAATGTCGTAAATTTAATTAATATGTTATCTGAACATGAAATAGAACAATTATTTTTGGAAGGAACTATTCGAAAATTCGAAATGGCACACATTCTTACTAAGAAAAAATTCGATATTTATTATTATAAATTAGAATATGCTCCGAGTGTACGTGATGTTTGTGAAAAGAATAAAATAAAAATGTTTTATAATGAATGGTATGAAGAATATAGCGAACGAGTTCGCACTTTAGAAGAAAACAATATAAATAATGTTGTAGTCTTGATTAGTAAGGAAGATGCACAAAGATTTGGATTGTAAAATCCAGTAAATGGGGGTGTTTTGGTTTCGACTTAATGGTTGAAATTAACATAGCACGTAGTAGTTGATCAGTTGGCTACTTTAAAAGCTGATCAAAACAAATAAAAGCAGAAGACGCAGAAGTCAATGCCCTACTAGCGCAAGCTGAATACATTTTCAACAATGCAGACGAATTCGTCGGTGTCGAAGAAATGGAAATGGTTGCCTAAGTTAAACAATAATGGATACTATTAAAATTATTGAGGTCTAAAAATAGGTTGTATAAAAGCATTTCAATATACATAGAACAAAAAATGCAGGTAGCTATTAGCTTTTTGTAATAGCGGGTAATGACTCAAAAAAATCGGTTGATATGCCAGCAAACCCAAAGTCTCAGAAATTGCGAAATATCTAAGCGTGTAGAATTGTTAAATTAGATTGTTAAACACAGGGGTTCGACTCCCCTCACCTCCACCAAAATGAACCAGTTAAATACAGAAATATTTGAAAACGAGAAATTTCCATTTGTGGCAAATATGCCATATTACTATACGGAAGATTTCGAAGTAGTATTGGAAAACACAATTTGGGTCAGTATAAATGATCCGGGTGTTTATTTGGCTAAGATTAGTCCATTTTTAATGGAAATTCCGAGATTACAAATAAACTTTTATGACTTGGAAAAAGATGATGAGGAATATGCTTATAAAGCACCTTCTCCTGAAGATGCCAAAAAGATTGTTGATTTTCTCTTGCAAAACAAGGGTAGTAATGTAATAGTGAATTGTGTTGCAGGAATTAGCCGCAGTGGTGCAGTTGCTAAATTCTGCGAAGAAATTCTTGGTTATCATTGGATTCCTTTTTCAAAAAATCATTCAGTTCCTAATCCTACATTGTATAGTTTAATGAAAAGATACTATGAAAATAATTCAAAGACAAGTAGCTAATTACGAAAAATGTAAAAATCATCGCAATGGACTTAAAACAACTGTCCGAGAAAATATCAATTTTGCATTAACCCTCCGGGAAGGCGAATATGTATTGAAAACTACATATAAAAGTAAATTTTATACTGGATATGTAAATTTCCAATCGTTTATGTTTGGAAGTTTAATTTTTGGTCCTAGAAAACATGCATTGTGGATTAAGCGAGATGAAATCGAAGAGTTGAAAAAATATATGGATAACTTTAAGGGTTGTCGATTGGTTAAACTTAGTAAGAATAAGAAATAATTTTAAGGGCAATTAGCTCAGTGGTAGAGTCTCTGATTCATCGGTTCGATTCCGATATTGTCCACCATTTTTATGACCCGAAGACAAGAAGCTAGAAAGGAAAGAATTAAAAAGCGATGGGATAAAAGGCGTCGTAAAAAATTGTTATACCCTTCTACTAAATATTGCATTTATTGTGGAGGAGATGCAGTTTGGTGTGAAAGTTGTGGAGTATATAATCGCATTTGTTGCGAGAATTATGGAAGTTGTTTGTGTAGTTAAAAAAATAATTTTATGAAATTTTTCAAAACTGTTAAAGAAATTCGTTCCAGAGATGGTGAATTGTATTTTCGTAGATTTGCGATTTTTGAAATACAAAATGTAGCGAGTCTATATATCCACACGATATATAAGGCCGATAAAGACCCTTATTTACACACCCATCCATGGAATTTCTGCGGAATCATTCTAAAGGGAAGGTATATAGAGAAAACAGATCGCGGACTTAATCTTAAATCCCCCGGCTCAATCGGTATTGCTGGCAGGGATTACTGTCATAAAATCGAAGAAATTGTAGAAGGACCAGTAACTTCACTTTTCCTTGTTTGGGGAAAGTATAAAACGTGGTTTTATTCACTAGGAAAAATTCCAAACGAGGAATATCGAAAGAATAAAAATAAAAATAATATTGATTATCAATTATGACTTTTGAATTAGTAGAAAAACATCGTAAAACTGCGGAAGTAATAATAAACTATATCATCCGTAATAAATTGATAGAACTTCGTGCCGATTACACTTTATCCATAGAGAATAGTGAATGGATGAAAGAAGGAGCAGCAGAACAACGTGTAAAAGAACTTGAAGCTGATATTGAAGGTCATACGAATTTTATAGAAATTTTAGACGAATATATAAGCAAATTTGAGGTTAAGCAAGATAAAAACGATATTGATTATCAATTATGACTTTTGAATTAGCACAGAAAAAAATTGTTTTTTGGGCAGAGAAAAAAGACCTTCATCAATGCAGAGATTATTTTTTATTTGCACATGAAAATCCTTTCTTTTATAAATTGCTGAAAAGAGTTAATTATCCAGTTCCATGCAGAAAGAAATTAAAGCAGATGGTTGAATCCATAAAAAAGGATAAGAAAAATTCCCATGAAACATATATAACTGTCTCTGATGATTGGTATCCTTGTTACAGAGGAAATAAAATATGCATAAGTTTTAGAAATAATTTTATATATGCTTCTGGTAATGATGATTTTGCTATGAGTAAACAAAATTCTACATTTGAAGAATTTTGTAATATAATCAAAATGAAAAATCTTAATAAAGAAATATTTAAATCTCTTGGTTTTGAATATGATTGTTAAATGAGTACAAGATTCTTCAAAAAAGTCTTGACTTCTCTGAGAAAAGTGGTAAAGTAAGGATATACAAGAAGTGTTACAGCAAACATAAAAAAATCAAACTTTTACTTTGACGATAAAACACTTCTGAATAAGATTAATAACTGCAATAAAAACTTACAATCCCAATTGGTAAAGAAGGTTCGATTCCTTCCAACATTCTAGTAATGTTGTAGTGTAATGGCAACACCCCGAACCGTAAAAAAATATTAATCTGAAAAAGATTCCAAACCGCAACAAAATATTCTTGGTATAGAAACAAAATTGGAATCTGAATTTGGCCCTTTAGTATAATGGTAGTACATTCGGTTTTGATCCGAATAGCGTTGGATCGTAACCAGCAGGGGCTACCAAAAATGATAACGGAATTTAAGAATCCGATACCAGTAATCTCTCCATTAGGAGATGGATATGCAATTTATGTAAAAGAAAATGGAATGCATGAAAACGATGTATGGACAATAGTTTTGAAAGATGGCGGAAAAATAATGAATTTTCTCACAAATCAAATCTTGGTTCATTCTAATAAAACATATAGTATAGAAAAAAGTAAAGATTTGAAATATGAGAGCAACGAATGAAATATGTAATATTTGTGGAAAATTCACTTTGCATCACAATTCAAATTGTGTAGAATGTAGTAGACGAAAAAAAGATGAAGAATTTTTAATTTGGATAAATTCTCCTCTTCAAGATAAAATCGAAAAACTAAGATTAAGAATTGAAGAATTGGAAAAAAGAATAGACAGTTTAAACGCAACATATTAACCTTATATGAATAAGGAAGAACCAAAAATTGTAAGCATTAAACTTTCTGAAATGGATTCACTAACAGTGAATACTCCTCCAGTTGTAAAAATTGAAAATGTAGTAAATTATTGCGGTTATGCAGTTTCGGGAACTTTTGATTTTTCAGGAATTCCCAAACAATACCACGGTTTATTTTTGCGTATTTTATTAACTAGATTAGGAAAGGAATATGAATATACTGTTAAAAAAGAAAATAAACCATTAAAGAAAATAAATTTCTGGACTAAATGGAAAAATAAGTTTAAGTAAATATGGGTTTTAAAGCATTTTGGTGATGCCATAGTTTGTGGAACTATCCAATCGGGTTCGATTCCCGATAAGACCCCCGTATGACAAAAACATTACACAATTCAGACATATCAGGAGCAAAAATCAACGTTCCTGACATTAAAGTAGTAGGAAACGGAGATACTTTTAAATTACTTTGTAAAGCATCTTCTGAAAATGAGGGATGGATGAAAAGCACAAAAGCAATGGAAGTTCCCGGTGGTTGCGTAGTTCAAGTTACTACTCAACAAAAGAACTTAGACGGTTCCTATGCCCTTGCAGAAGCATTGACTTATGTTCCCGGAGTAAAGATATTAGATGATGAGAATGGTGGACGAAAATTAGGTTCTCATTTTATAGGATAATGGACGGATAAAATTACTAAAAGGCTACTAAAATATAAAATTTCTGTTGCAAGTCTCAAGAGACAATGTATAGTAGCTACGGGAGGTTATGCAAGCTGGGCTTGTCGCGGTCTTGAAAACCGAGGGATCTCTAAAAAAGGTTGGGGTTCGATTCCTCAGCTTCCCGCCATTGGTTTATCGAAATATTCTTGATTGTTGAATAAATATTCACATGTATACATGTGAATATTGTCAACGAAAAATTAAAAATAAAGGAGGATTAGCAGCACACTCACCATATTGTGTTGAAAATCCGTCTCGCATAAAAAGAAAAAAATCTCCAAACGCTCATGCTAAAAAAGGTACATCTAGTTGGTCAAAAGGTTTAAATAAACATAATGATGAAAGATTTAGAAAAATGTCAGAAAGACAAAAAGGTAAAAAATTCGGTGCGAGTCTTCACGGACATACCGAAGAAACAAAACAAAAATTATCATTGATGAAAAAAAACAAGAAATATAAAATAAAAGTTCGCAATAATGGTCAAATAAAATTCTCATTTTAAATGGTTCTGTAGCTCACTCGGTAGAGCGTTTCCTTGATAAGGAAGGGGTAGCAGGTTCAAATCCTGCCAGAACCACCAATTTTATTTCTGTAGTTTAATTGAAAGTACAACTTTCATTGGTAAAACATTTTTTCTAGAGCGCGAATTTGCTGGTTCGAATCCAGCCGGAAATACCATTTTCTCAGAAATTTACTTGACAACGCTTCTTTTCTGAGTAAAGTAATTTTGTGGAAGTTAAAAGCCACAACAAAACAAAAAATAAATTATGAAAAACATGATTACATCTATCGTAGTTGCTCTTGCAGCATTCGTCGCTCCTGTAAATGCAGGCACTCCAACGGTTGTCCCTCCAACCCCGGTTGAGGATACTAGTTTCGGAGTTACTGCAAAGGCTTTCGCAAGTGTTGTTCTTGACAATAGTGAAGAAGCCGTTGGCGGTGGAGTATCGCTTGAAGTTCCTGTTGTGGGAAATCTGAAGGCGGAACTCGTTGGTTCAGTTCTTGAAGATGAAGTTTATAGCCTTGGTGGCAATCTTCTTTATTATGTTCCTGTTTATAAGAATGTTTCCGTTTATGCACTTGCAGGTGGTGCATACGATTTTGAAACGGACCAGTGGGGTGTAAAAACAGGTGGTGGTGTGAGTCTTGCACTATCTCAAACTGTTAATGTATTTGCAGATGCTGCATATGTGTTTACCGTGGAAGATAGCGAATCTGATGGTGTGGTCAGTATTCGTGCAGGAGTCGGATTCAAGTTCTGATAAGTAATAAAATATAAGAGTAGTAAAATACTCTTATATTTCTGGGAGGATTTCCTTACGGTGGACTGTAAATCCATTGCCTCAATTTGTAAGGTGGTCCGGCAGCAAGTTCGATTCTTGATTCTCCCACCATTTGTCTTGATAGTTTAATGGTAAAACCCAGATTTTACATGTCTGTGTCATAGGTTCGATTCCTATTCGGGATACCATTTCGGTCTTTAGTATAATGGATAGTACGCAACGCTACGAACGTTGAGATGGGAATTCGATTTTCTCAAGACCGACCATTGGGTATATGGTGTAATTGGTAGCCACGCCAGCCTTAGAAGCTGGTGGCGAAAGCCGTGTAGGTTCAAGTCCTACTATACCCACCAATTTTTACTAAAAATGAAAAAGGATCTAATAACTGTAACAGGTAGTGTTACAAAAATTCTGCCAAATGCAATGTATCGTGTTTTATTGAAAAACACTGAAAAAGAAATATTATGTTATTTATGTGGGAAAATGAGCAAACGATTTGTTAAACTAGAATTAGCAGATAATGTTCAAATTGAAATGAGTCCAATTGATTTGGAAAAAGGACGAATAATGAAACGGTTGACCTAAAAATTTACGAAAAACAAGCAAAAATCACATTGACAAACCCCTAAAATCACTTATATTATCACTCTTATGTACAGCATGACTATTAAATCTACCACAAATTCAACTATGATGAACTCTAAAACTAAACAAACTAAAACTCTTCCTAAGCTCAGTGCAGGATTCAAGAAACGCTGGGTGGATGCCCTTCGAAGCGGTAATTATATTCAATCCCAAAATGGAAAACTTTATTGCGCTCATACAGACTCATACTCACCAGTTGGAGTAGCATTCAGGACTTCTGGTGTTCCAGACTATATTTTGGGGGATAAAGAATATTTCAATGGTACTTGGAACTTTGTTCCAAGGGAATTGTGTGGCAAATCTCCAATTCTTGAAAAGATTAACCACCTTAATAACCATAAGAAAATGTCATTCAATTGGATTGCAAGTTATATTGAACGATACCTCTAAATCTAACCAATAATAAAAAAGCCCGCCATGGAAACATGGCGGGCTTTTTTTGTTGACATTTTTCAGGAATCTCGTAGCATAGTTTATGAGATTCATGAGCAATGTTTTGAAGAAAGTTTATCCAAAAGCAGTTGTTGCACTTAGTAGCGGTGCAGACAGCATTGCAATTCTTCATTTTCTAAAAACGAAATATCCTAAATTAAATTTATCTGCAATTCATTATAATCACAATCTTCGTAGTCAAAATTTTGACATGCAAAAGAATGCTGAAATTTTTTGCAGTGATTATAATATTCCGCTGACTGTAAACGTGCGAGAAAGGGCTGAGAAGGAGATTTCATATAGTGAGGCAGAACTACGTCTCCTACGTTACCAGTCGTTTAAGGGGCAAGGAAACGTCATTACAGGGCATCACTTGGATGATGCAGTAGAAAGTTACTTGATGAACTGCTTTAACGGAACACCGGAATATCTACCAATTCCTAATGAAACGGAATATAAACTTTTGGGTTTTTGTGTTTTTCGTCCTTTTTTAATTTCAACAAAAGAACAAATTTTAAAATATATTTCAAAAGAGAATTTAGAAAAGTATGTAATTGAAGATGAAACAAATGTTGAAGTAAAATACCGAAGAAATTGGATTCGTCATAAAATCATTCCAGAAGTTAGCCAATTTTACAATCTACAAACAATTGTAAAAAAGAAATATTTGAAAAAGTAAAAATAAAAAAGGGAGAATTTAAATTCTCCCTTTTTTATTTTTTTTTATAATCTTGGTATTCCAGTTGGCGGACAATCTCCTGTTGTTTGTTGAATTTTACTTTCGTAAGTTGAAAACACATCATCAATTAGGTTATTATTCACATTTGTAGAATCAACAATTCCGGTGTCATAACCTTGTGCTGGTCGCCAGTATTGATAATGAAATGCCGCAGTAAAGGTTGTTCCATCTACGCTTTCCTGATTGTATGAGATTTCGCTAACATTTTGAATATAAACACCATGTAATCGGTAAACACGAATAATTTGACATTTTGGTGATAAAACCGCAATATCAATACTTGTGTTTTCACAAGGAAGATTAAACTTGCCACAGCTTGTTTCATCATTAGCAGTCTCAAAGCTCCAACGTTCCAAAGCATTACGAGCAAGAAAGTCTCCTGCTGTGCGGAAAGTTAATGTCCAAGGATTGTTGTCATATGCTACTTGACCCGGAACTTTAAAATTAAAACCTTGATAAGGAATATCAATGTTTTGAATACTGCGACCCGGAATGCTGGAACTTGTTATATAAACCCGTCCCTCTTGGTCAATCAATTCTCTACGAACATAATCTGGAACATTATTCATGTCCAAAAGTCTTAATTGGAAGTTACGTGAGAAGTCGTGTTGACTAAAAACTTGCATTGCTTTTTTAATACTGCCTAGTGCCATAATAATTATTTATCATAAGAAATGGTTTTTAATAAAAAAGACCCGGAAGAAAACTTCCGGGTCTTTTTTTAAATTATGTATTCGTAATTTATTTCTGCAAAATCTATAGAATCTTCTAATTCTAGTGATAATGAATACTTAAACGGTATTCCTTTTAATTTTTTCAAACATGTTTCAATATCACCTCCAACTGAATCTATATAATGAAGAACCTCTCTATAATCTATGTCCTTTTCTTCAACTACTACACCTGTTAATTGACTTGTATGATTTATAAACTTCAATGCATTGCAAAGTGCCATCCATTTACTAACCTCCTCGACATTCATGTCCTCCGCTTTTTTAATTGGATAATTATCCTGTGATACGAATTCTTGAATTTTTGGGTTCATATATTCTTAAAAGAACTTCACCAACAAAAGGAACACTTTTAATTTTTAATGCTACTGGATTAAGATTGTCAATAACAAATTCTATATTTTCTGGTAGAATTTTACAATTTTTTATAACATCAAAAGTAGAATTTTGAAGTATTAGTGCATCATTACTTGTTCGATTTGATGCTGCATACCGATCAAAAATTTGACGCAAACTTTTTGATAAGGTTTGATAATGTTCTCCATAACGAGTCCAGAAATCAAACGGATTGCGCCTCATGCTTACTTCACATGATTTACACATGAATTCTTCTTGAATTTTTTCTTCACTTCCAAGAGATTCAAAAAGAGATTGATATTGATCTGGATTTAGTATTTTTTCATTTTCGCAAAAGCCGCAGGTTACTGTTCGATTAACGCGAGAAAGTTCTTGTTTTTCAACAAGAACTGTTTTAGCAGGTTTCGCCCTTTTAACTTTATTTTTTGATAAGTCGGGTAATATAATTGATGATAAGTCTTCCATGTTTTAATAATTTTCGTAATTCAAAATTCCTGCTAATGCTCCTAAAAGAAGCGGAAGCAAAAATTTGTTTTCTACATTACCCTCTTTTGAAAATTTGTCAATAAGTTTTTCAATTGTTTCAAAAGAATTTCTAAGTTCTTCTAATTCACTTTCTTTTAAATGCGGAAAGGTTTTTTTAAACGAGAAAAAATATGAATCGCAAAACTTTCTAAAAAAAGATGCACTATCAAAAACATTAACATTTGTGCGAAATGTTAAATTTGTCGCTTTTGAAAAATGAACCAAGTTTGCATCAGGAATACTTCTCAATAAATCGTTAATTGCATAATGTAAATTTTCTCTGGCAATATTTATATCTGAAATATTTGATTTTTCTGCTAGATTATTAGGAATTGCCGAACGATCTAATGGATCATAATCATAATCTGGTTTAAAGTAACTCATAATTCAGGATTGATAATCGGTTCTGTAATTGCCGCAGTCATGAAATTTGTATGAATTCCATTAAACTTTTTGCAATTTTCACACCGAAATTCCGTATCAGTCAAATCAATTTCGATTTCATTTTTATGTCCACAATGAGCGCAATTAAGAGGAATATAATATTTTTTATATGGTTTTTTAGAATATTCAGTGATTGCATTTGTAATCTTTCTTCCTTCCAAGTATTGATCACGATAAATACTCCATGCAATTTGCAAACTATTGGCAATCCAAAAAACTGCCCAAAAAGGAATATTATATATTGCATTTAAACCATATGCTATTGCTCCACTAAAAACGCTTATAATGGAAAAAGATGTAATTATTAATAGTATTTTTTTACTAATTTTCATATTATTTCTTAGGTGGTTCTATAATTTTGGTAATTCCTGTTTTTAAAAAGGTGCCGCATCTTCCGCAACGCCATTGACATTCCATTACTAGAGATCCATCAGCTTTACGAACAGGTGCTTCTCTACCCGGTGTCATTTGGCGACAGTTGCGACATGAAATTGGTGTATTTTGTAATAAGTTCATATTTTTATTTACATTCGGATGAATGATAGTAAATCATTATTCGATTTATTCTTATCAAATAGATATTTCCATTCATTGAAATTATTCAGAAAAGCAATACATTCATATTCCGTGAATAAATCTTTTAAAGTTTCTTCATTAAAATCTGGATTTTTAATTTCTTCTTGCTTTTTATAAAAACTATATTCTTCAGGATAAACCACTTCAGTATTGGACAAATCCATAACGAGTAAGTTACGATTAATAATTTCCTGTTGTTCTTCTGTTAATGTCAAATCAGCATTACTAAAATCTATATTGTTATTTTTATAAATCTTTTCTGCAAGGTTTTTTGCTTTAACTTTTCCGTATTTTTCCAATCCCGAAATATTATCAGATTTATCTCCGAGAATACTTTTAAACAATACAAACATTTCAGGAGTTTTACAATTTGTATATTCTTGGAAATTAATAATATCTACAATTAGATTTTTTGTAGGCAAGAATACGTGAATATTTTTTCTGATTAACTGTAGGAGATCATGATCACTAGATACAATTAATGTTTTTTCCTCTGTGTTAATTGTCAAGTAACGGATTACGTCATCTGCTTCCATATTAACAGGTAAAATTGTTTGAATGCCCAATGCATCAATAAATTTCTGAATATGAGAAATAGTATTCAATAATTGAGTTGTCTTGTCGTTTTCGACCCGATGTTCTTTATAAGGAACTAGTTCACGACGAAAGTTCTTTTTAAAAGAATTTAATTTTTTGTCCCATGTCAGAATGATTTTTTTAGCCCTATATTGCGACGTTACTGATTTCAACATATATAAGAACTGATGAATTGGTGTAACATTCAATTCATTTACAAATTTATCAGGACGATTTACAAAAAATGCACGGAATAGAAAATTATTGCCGTCGATAATAATGGTGTCGTAATAGTTTGACATATTTTATATTACAATAAAATATGCACTTGTCAAACTATATTCTTGTACATTTCCCTCATCTCGTTTCCAACTTCTTTTGGAACTTTTTCTACAAATTCAATTGTGTTATATGCGAGCAATGTTTCAAAAGACAAAATACTCATATCAAATTTTTGAATTTTGCCAATATTCAATTTTAAACCGCTAACAGTTTTTTCATGTTTTTCTATAATTAATAAACCTAATCCTTGATTTAATTTTGAAGTATATGCATAATATCCATAAGGAATTATATGAATTACATTTTTAGTTTTTTCTGTTGACATATCTATATAGTGATTTACTGTAAAAAGACGCTATTTCAATAAATAGTTTCATATGTTGGTATGGTCGAGTGGCTAAGGCTCGGGTCTGCAACACCCGCCACACTGGTTCGATTCCAGTTACCAACTCCATTTTAATTTTTATGAGTAATCTAATATCTTCAAACCGAATAAATGTAACTGTTGGAAATCAAACATTTTCCATTCCAATTGATAAAGCACAAGAAGTTGTCAGAATGTTGGCACAACTACAAAGTATTCAAATTAAAGAAAATCCTAGTCCCATGCTTCAATATCAAGGAAAGACTCTAATCAATGGATAATTCACAAATTATTTTTGCAACAATTATAGCAGTCTTAGTAATAGCCTTATTTCATGGCGAGTAGAATACTTCTTTACAAAACTATATCTTCTGCTAAAATATCCTATGACTCTGCAACAAGTATGGACCGAAAAATATCGCCCGCAAAATATCGAGAATGCAATTCTCAGTGATGATGATAAAAAGTTTTTTTCTGAATTAACTGATATTCCTAATAATCTTTTGTTTATCGGTTCTCCCGGAATTGGCAAAAGTACAATTGCCAAAATTCTTGCAAAAAAGTTTTCGCCAAATGCATATTTGTATATTAATGCAAGTGAACAAGGAAATATCGAAACTGTGAGAAACTTGATTTCAGATTTTATTTCAGTTAGTAGCATTGACGGTAAACAAAAAATCATTATCTTGGATGAAGCAGACGGAATTTCACTAATCGCACAGCAAGCATTGCGAAGCGTGATGGAGGAATATCTTGATACCTGTAAGTTTATTCTTACGGCAAACTATAAGAATAAACTTATTGAAGCAATTCGCTCACGTTGTCAAGAATTTAATTTTTGTTGCAGTGAAAAACAATTGATTCAAAGAGTTGTCGAAATTGTTAAAGCGGAAAAAGTAGTTGTTGAAAAAGATCAAGTCAGTAATCTACGAACACTAGTAAAACAATATTTTCCCGATATTCGTAAAACAATTAATGAATTACAAAAATGCTGTTATAGTGGAAAATTCATTTATAAGAGTGATGATAAAAATGATTTTGTTTCTAGTCTTAAAAAAGATATTGATGCAAATGAAAGTGTTTTTATTATTCGTCAAAAATTAGTTGATCATGCAGATGGTTTTGGAAATGATTATCACTTTTTGATGAAGGGCTTATTTAATCTCTATTCGAATGAAAGAGATGTGCACAAGTGCTTGATTATCAGTGAATATTTGTATCGTCATGTATTCGTTCTTGATCAGGAAATTAATTTTTGTGCATTATTGTTCAATTTAAACGCTAAAAAATAAGATTGAATGATAAATAGTGGATACTATGAATGTATTTCTCATGCTAAAATTAGAAGAAGAACAAAAAAAGATTTGTTCTGGTAAAAATTCTAAAAAGAATGAACCTCTAAAATCCAGAGAACCACCTAATAAAATTCATCATACTATAATTAATAAATAACTTTTAAAAAGGCATTCTTAACCGAATGCCTTTTTTTATTATATAGATAAGTAAAGATATGAATCTACAACCAAGTACAAGTACCTTGTTTAATGACCGTCGTGCCCTTTTTTCTTGGGAATTAGCAACAGGAGGACACGGTCAAATTTATTTTTCAACCGCAGGAACATATACTGCCCCAGCAGGTTATGTATTTTATACAATAGATTTTTTAACTGACTCAATTCTTGCTAGTGTTGGTTTTCGTAATACTAATGATACAAACACTCTTATATATTCTGCAACAAATAGTAATTTTGCTAACAGAGCATATCCTGCTGGATATTCATGGATTGCGCCATTAACGAGTTTTACGGTTACGAGTGGTGTTGGAATTGCATTTATGTATAAAAAATTCATTCCTGAAGAATTATTCTGCGTTTAATATTTTATGAGAAGAATATCAGCACCAAGAATATTCAAACATTGGAATCGAAATCTCTTAGGAAAAGGAGGAAGTGGAATAACGCCTCCAACTCCGGTGCTAACATCTGCTTTATTAAAACAAGATGGAAGTTTTCTTTTACAACAAGATGGTGGTAAATTATTATTAAATCAGAATTGAAAAACAATCTCATTGTAATAAATAATTAGTATGCCTGATTCCAAAATCACAGATTTAACTAGCTTAGTAACACCATCTGTTAATGATGTTTTTCCAATTGTTGATGTAGCAAATGATACAACGAAAAAAATTGCAGTATCATCACTTGGGAATTTCTTTAATACTACTGTAAATTCAAATAGTGGAAATTGGCGAGCAGCAGGAACTGGAACAGAAATTCAATTTAGAAATAACCTATCATTCGGAGCAGTATCAGGTACATCCGTATTAGGAAATGAAATTATACTAGGGTCTACCGAAACGGTTAGTGCATTATCTGGAACAAGTACATTGTCACGTTTGAGAATCCGCAATACTAATCCCGCAACTTCTACCAGAAAACAAAATAGTCCTGCACTGACATGGGAAGGGCAATCTTGGTCCAATAATCTATCACGTTCATATACTATGCAATTTCGTGCATTTGTTGAAGCATCTCTGATAGGTGACGGTGGAGGTACTTTTGTATTAGAGGCAATACGAGAGACAGCACCGACAAACACTAAATTCATGACATACAGTATTACTCCCGGAGGTTCAAATCCTATTTTGGCTTTCACGGCAACTAACACTGACTTTAACGCTGGAAATATACGAGTCAGTGGAGGAGTGAAAATAATTTCTACTGGATTATTTTCATGGACAGCAGGTGGGGATGTTTCTCAACCTAATGATTTAATTTTAGCAAGAAGAAGTGCTGGAAATTTATTATTAGGAGGAGGAGATGCCGCGTCTCCAATTCCGCAAACGTTATCATTACAGTCTGTTACAGGCAGTGCGAATGCCGCAGGTGCATTATTCACTATAGATGGATCAAGAAGTACTGGAACTGCAAATGGAGGAGATATAAGATTTCGTACAACAAAGCCTAGTGTTACGCCCTCATCTACCTTAAACTCATTAGATGAAGTTTTACGAATAAAATCATCGGGATCAATATTATTTTCTCCAATAGCGGCAGCTCCATCTTCTCCAGAAACAGGAGATGTTTATTTTAATAGCACTGTTAATAGATTACGTTTTTATGATGCATCTAATGCTCGTTGGAATAATATAAATTCCACTAGAACAATTGAAACATTTATTGCAACGGAAAATCAACCAGTTTCCGCAAATTTTGCAACACTTGATACAAGAAATATTGATAATATTGCTGTATTGAATTTTCCTCCTCTTGCTCCTAATAGAGAAGCACGATTTGTAGGAACAATTCCTGAAGGAACAATTATGAATGATGGATTATTGGTTAAAATTCGATTTTCTACAAGAACGGCAACAACAAGCAGTTGCCGTTGGGGAGCACAAATTAAGAAAGTTTCTTCATTAAGTTATGCAACATCTGCATCAGTTGATGTTCCAATTACAGGAACTGCGGGATTATCATTAATGAATGGAGATATCACATTAACATCAACTGATTCATTAACCGAAGGAGATATTTATGCATTAAGAATATTCCGTGATAGTATTAATGCAAATGATACAATGACCACAGACACTGCACAATTAGTTAGTGTTGAATTGAGAACAATCAATTAAAATATGGCATATAATTTTGTCAAAGCATCCACACAATATATATCTAGCACTTATCCACTTGGAGCAAATATGTTTCCTTGTACTATGGCGGGTTGGATTAACCTTAACGGTACTCCAGATGGAGGTCCAGCGATAATAGGATTAAGTCATTCAACAGGATCAGGAGCAATAGCAATTCAATATGCAACAGGTTTTGGCGTAAGAGCTTGGCATAGATCAAATACAGGTGCAGAAGTAGGGGCATATTATGCCCCTACACTTTCGACAGGAACATGGCATCATATTGCAGGGGTTTTTTCATCATTATCATCTCGTTCCATATATGTTAATGGAGTGTTAAGGAGCACGAATACACAAGTTCAAACAACCACAACCGTGAATACTTATAATATTGGAACTATTTTTTCTGCTTCCCCAAATTATGCATTAGTAAATGGACAATTAGCAGAAGTAGGTATTTGGAATAGCGATTTATCATCGGAAGAAATTTTATCATTATCAAAAAATTTCTCTCCAGCATTAATTAGACCAATGAACCTTGTTTCATATGTTCCATTATTAAGAAATATAAATGATTTAGAACGTGGTTCTATTAATACAGCAATTAATAATCCAACTGTTGCAACACATCCTAGAATAATAATGCCCGGTTAAAGTAAATAAAAGATATGCCAATACCAATTAAAGAAATTATACAAACCCCACCAGTTTCACAAAAAGTTTTTGATATTTTGTGGATTTACAATCTTGTAATTCAATGTCCGACGATTAGCAAAGGAACAGTGCAAATAGCTTGTTTACCAATGAGTTCAAGTACAGGAGAATTAGCAGATTTGAGTCTTCTTCAAACTGTTAGAACTGATGAATTATTCTTAGCAGTTCAACAAGTTCCAGCAGTTGCTGCCGCATTTCAAGCCGTTATTGATTCAGTTGCTCCATTACAAGATTGGATTGCTGCTAGAAACACTCCGATTATAAGCGAACCAGATCCTATCGTAGAAGAACCTGCCCCCGAATAATTATGTTGTTCGACGATTTCATAAATTCTATATTAGAAAATAAAGAAATTCTTTTAAAATACGTTGTAAAAAACAAAAGCGATAAATTTAATAGAAAAATACATAAAGTATATAAAACTGGTTGGACAGAAACCGTAATTGCATATTCACCAGAACAAGCAAAATTTAAAGCATTTGAAATATATGCAAATGAAAAACGTATTCCTGAAAATTCCCGAAAATGGATGTTTAAAGAATTTTCACAATTTGCACTAGCTAAATACGTTCAATCTGAATATGGTTAATGAGTTTTTTTGCTAATTTTTAAAATTAATTCATCTAATAAAATTACAACTCTTTCATATAAAAAAGAAAATGCGGCACCTCCGAAAATAAAAAGAGGTACCGCTTCTATTGGTTGATAAATCAAAGAAAATAATGCGCTAACATAAACTCCGGTGCACAATGCACATTTTATCAAGTCTCTTGTAAAACTGAATTTTTGTAAAAAAGGACGAATTTTCAATTTATCCATAATTGTTGCATGAACAATTATAAATGTTAGACCTGCACATGCTAATAACCAAACGAATGTTTCCATTCATTTACTTAAAAAGATTTTTGAAAAAATCTTTTAATTTTTGTAAAAAACTTACTTTTTTCTTTATCTTTATTCCTTGAACTTCTGCGTTGAATAATGTTTCAGGATTTACTACACCCCAACCATGCTGTTTATCAAATCCGACTTCACCAAGGTCAATACAACTTGCATACATTAATTTTTTAATTTGATTAACTGTTAAAGTTCTATTATTTTGTTTATGATATGCAATTAATAATGCAATTACACCAGTTACCGCAGGTGCTGCCATACTTGTTCCGCTCATAACTGCATAACCACCATTTATATATGTGCTTAATATTTCGTCTCCGGGTGCCATTAAATCTAATTCTGCACCGTAAGAAGAAAATTGGCTGCGATCTTTTAAGTCGGGACTTGTATAACTTCCAACTGCAATAACATCATCATATTTTGCAGGATATAAAACATTTTCCTGACCGTTATTACCTGCACTACACACCACTGGAATATTTTGCTTATGTAATTCCTTTAAAATATTTTCTACATCAGGCATTGGATACGGACTACCTAAACTCATGTTAATAACATCAGGTTTTAAATCTTTTAAACAATATAATAATCCACGAATTAAACTTTCATTTCCTCCAGAACCGTTTTTATCCAATACTTTTATACATACTACTCGGACTTCTGGCGCAATTCCTACAATTCCTTCTGCATTGTCAACTGCCCCAATCGTTCCGCTTACATGACTTCCATGTCCAACAAATAAATCGTATATATCCTCATTGTTAATAAAAGAACGGGATGCAGAAATATCTACATTATCTTTTAAATCAGGATGATTTTTCGGACAACCAGTGTCTAATACTGCAACAGTTACTCCTTTTCCTTTTGTTTTTGTCCATACTTTAGGAACGTTTAAATCCCTGACGTTTTGAGGATAAATCTGAGAAAGAGAAGAAATACTTCCTACATCATGTACTTTAAAATCAGGTAAAAAATAATCCGCCATAATATTTTATTTATTATGGCGGATTATTTTTATTAATCTTTTCCTGAATAGGTTTTTCGATTTCTCTTCAATAATTTGAAAACGTTTTTTCGTTTACGTTTTCTTGGAAAATATGCAATTTTTCGTTTTTCACTATATTTCCAATAAGGTTCATCGTCTCCATGACAATACCCGCTACCAAAAATATCAATATACATTTCTTTTGTACATTCCAAAATAATATATTGATCTTTTTCAGGAAGGTACTTTTCCGCACAACCGCTTAAATTAATGCGAACCTCTTCTAATGCAAGTTCCCGACTAGGACCAATTCCCCAAATTACATCATTTGAGTCAATTCCGATAAAATATTTTTCTTTTTTCATTATTTTATTATTTTCCAGAACTGCCAAATCCTTTGTTTCCTCGTTCACCAACAGACAATTCTTCTACAACTTCTATATCCCAATTAACGGTTTGAATTGGAACTAATTGAGCAATTTTATCTCCTTTATGAATTATCTTTTTCTTAAAAAATGAAAAATTCAAATTGAGCATAATAACACTAATTTCGCCTGTATAAGTTTCGTCAATAACTCCACCAATAGTAGCTAATCCTTTACTTGCCATACTGCTTCGGTCTTTAATAAATGCACCATATCCTTTAGGAAATTCTACTGCAATTCCTGTTCGAATTTTTACAGGTTTTCCAAAAGGAATATACATGGTTTCTAGTGCATAAAGATCATAACCAAGATCCGTAGAGTGTGCCCTTGTAGGCATTTTAGCAGAATCTTCCAAAAGTTTAATTTTTAGAATACTTGGAACAACATAAGATCCGCTTAAAGACATAAGACTAGTTGACTGAGGATGTGATGAGTTAAAAGAAAATATTGTATGCATATTTTTAAAGTAAAGGTAAATGGCGTGTTATTTCATCAATTACACTGTTTCTCCATGGTCCAATGGCTACAGCAGTATAATCTTGAAGGGTGGAATCTTTTATCAGACTTGCATGAATTTTCTTTTGAGTTGCTTTCTCATAAATTGATTGTAGTTCTTCTAAAGAATTTACACCTACAACAATTTTTACAAATGAACCATTTATATATTCTTCAAAATACGGTCTGTTAGGAACGATCCAACCGTTGAGATTTGGATTATTGATATACCATGTTTCTGTTGGAATTTGAAACATATCGGGTTGAAGATTATCGAAAAAGATTTTCATGCATGCATGGGATGCTTGTGATGCGATTTTCCCTTTGCTCATTTTCAAATCTTTCCGAATCACTATTACCATTTTAATTTCTGGCTTTTCCATATCTTTTTGCAAGTTCGAAATCATAAATAGTATGCTTGTGGATTCCTCTAACAAACATATTGTCGTTGTTAGTAGTCTTTTGAAGAAAGGTATTACCATAATTCAAAGAACTAAAGGACAAGAACAATGATCTTACAATCATTTTTTCTTTGAACTTTTTAACTTCTTGTACTCCAACTGGAGCCAAGTTATTAAGAATGAAACGGTCCATTGGAGGAAGGAAATAATGTTCATATTCTGGGATTGAGTTTTCGTCTACAGGTGCATCAATTTCTCCGCTAAAAAGTTCTTCTTGGGAGATTTCTTCTGTTGAGTTGTCAGGTTCGGACATAAGGCACTTTACAGGATTTTCTGGATTTGTCAAGCAGTATTGTTACTTTTCATGCTTCATCGCACGAACTGGATAGATGGTATCATTAGTTATATCGTCCAACCATACGGTTTCAGTTTGGTCAACATGACTTGAGTTTTTATTATTTTCTGCTACTAATTTGCATAGATAAATATAATATTCATCAGTATATATTCTTTTTGATAAATTTATATCCTTATGTAAAATCTGAATATTATCAAGTGTATAATCTTTTCGGGAATCTATTCTATCCACGGATGCAGTGGATAATTTTGGAATAGAGTGAAATTGGACGTACATCCCAGATAACGCACATTTTTTATTTTGCTTTACCCAAATATTATAAATATCCATTTCGTCTATCGAACAGACTCTATTTTTAGCTTGTGCATGAATTCTTATTTGTGCAATTATCTTTTTAGGTATGTGTGATGATTTTGTTGGTATTATAGGTTTTTGAATTTTTAAAAAAGTCGCCCTAGAATATACCGCAGATAATGTTTTTCCTAATCGCTCTGCGCATTGTTTTCCGCCCAAAATGGTATAATTGTTTTTGATGAATTCATCATCTGATTTTTCCCAAATAGGTTTCATACTTTCAAAATTCAAATTCCAAATTACTATTTTCTAAATCATTACTGATTTTGCCCTTTTCATAATCCAATATTGGTTTTTCTTGTGGAGCAGCATCAATCTCATCAGAATTAATATATTCTTTTAACCAACTTCCCATAGGATTTTTCTTAGTTTCAAAAATTTGACTATATCCCATTGACCGCAATCTGATATTTGCCAACCATTCAACATACCCATGCAATTGAGAAACGGATAACCCGAGTAATGGTCCTTTAGAAAACAAATAATTTGCCCAATCTTGTTCATGCTTTACAGCAAGTTTATATGCATCATAAATAACATCTTTATTATTTTTTATAATATCCTGAAATCCTTCTTTTGGATCAACCGTCCATTTTTTGATAATATTCTGTGTTATCGCAACATGTAAGTCTTCATCACGATTGATTAATTTGATAATATCTGCATTTCCTTTCATGAGTCCTCTAGTTCCAAACCAATAAGTACATGCAAAACTTACATAAAATAATATCCCTTCTGCAATTTGTAGTGATAGAACTGTTTTAAATAGTTCTTCTTTTGGAGAATCACCAACCGCAGACAATAGATTATCAAAGCTATCAGTAAGTTGTGTAGCCCGTTTCATCACCTCAGTATTTTTATAAATATCATCAAAAAAATCGCTTGGACGATGAACTATATTTCTTAAAATATGTGTATAACTTTCAGAATGGGTGTTTTCCATAAGAATCCACCAATTCATTGCAAATTCCAATTCTGAATTGGTTACGTGTTTTTTTAGATTTTCAATAGTTCTAGAAAGACACGAATCTCCCATTGTTTGAAAGCTCAGATTGTTAATAAAAACAAATCTTTCTGCTTCAGACAAATTTTCAAATTGAGCACGATCATTTGATATTGGAATTTCATTTGCTTGCCAATAATTTTTTCGTTGATCTTCGTAACTTTTTTGGAATTCTGGATATTTTACAATATCGTAACGTTGAAGACCCAAATCTTCTCCAAAAAACATTGGTTGAGCCAAAATATCAGTAGGGACTTTATTTAATACTGTTTTCATAATTTATTTAGAAATTTACAATGCACATGCTCCACCTTCACAACCGCTATTTTCTTCGGATTGAGGTATATCTAATTCATCTGCAAGACTATCTTTTTTCTTTTTAGTATTGCAATAATAGAACGTTTTCATTCCATAATGTGTTGCCATTAAATGATCTCTTAGAATATCACTCAATGGAATATTTTTATCAGGATAAACATCACTATCATAGTACATATTAAATGAACTAGCCATATCCAACCATTTGACAATTACGGCATTAATTTTTATAATACCTTCATTGGATTTTATATCTCCTTTTTTCAGATAATATTGACTGTATTTGTTCAAGCCGGGAACAATTTGAATAGCAGTTTTTTCTAATGAACTTTTCTTAATAATTAGGGATGTTATTGGTTCGACTCCATTAGTAGTTCCTTGTACCACACTAGAACTTTCAACTGGCATTTGAGCAGTTAGGGTCATATTTCTCATTCCGTGGATTTTTATTTTTTCCATTAACCCGTTCCAATCCAAATGATGAGATTCGACTAATGAATCAAGTGTTTTTGCATATAAATCCAAAGGTGATTGTTCCCCATTAAAATATTTGGAACGATGGAAATGTGGAGCAGGACCATTTTCTATTGCTAATTCCATACTAGCTTCCATCAAATAATATTGTTGTTTTTCAAAAAACTTGTTAGTCTTTTCCAAAGATTCAGTAGAATTATGATTTAATGAATCTCTTGCTAACCAAGCAGCAAAATTAGTTACTCCGACTCCCAGACTTCTTTTATTTTTTGCAAAATTTTCACAACCTTTAACTGAATAATTTTGAATATCTATTAAATTATTCAACACTTTAACAATTAATTTACATACCTTTCGATGATGTTCGTCATTTTTTATCTTTAGCATATTAACTGCTGCTAATACACAAACACCTATTTCTGATTCTGGATCGTTTGTAAATCTTTCTGCTTTGAGAGGATGTAGTATCTCTTGACAGAGATTGCTCATTTGTACAACATCTTTCCATGGAGAATTCTGATTAGCAATATCAATATTCACTAGATATATTCTAGCAGTTTCCATTCGTTCTGTAAATAATACAGTCGCCAAACCATCTACGGTAGAGGTGGAAACTGTTATACGAGGAATGGTTTGATCATTTTCATATCTAACGTATAATTCATCAAATTCTGGAGTTCCGAATTTTTCATATAAATCAGGAGCATCCACACTGGAAAACAGTGAAATTGTTTGTTTTTTCTTAATTCTATCCCAGAACAGTTTAGAAATTGTGATAGAATAATCTATATCGTGTACTCTATTTTCATGTGTTCCTTGATTATTCTTCAATTGAAGAATCGTCATAATCTCTGGATGAAATATAGGAAAAGTGACTGTTCCTGCACCTCGTCTAGCACCTCCTTGCTGACAGCATTTAATCGTATCACGATACATTTTTAACCATGCAACAACTCCAGTATGTAGAGTTTCGCCATTATTAATTGGTGCATTGATTGGACGAAGACGCGATAGATTTAGACCAATTCCGTATTTATCACAAGTAACCATGCCAGCAGTGGTATTTGCTGCAAATAAACTTTCTTTTGTATCAAGTATATCAATTAAACAACAAGAACTATAACTCTTGGTTTTTGTTCTTGCTCCTGATAAAATCGGAGTGGGCCAATTTACACTCATGTTCTTAGAAGTTTCCGTATAGAAGTTTTTTATCCATTCTAGACGATCATTCTTTTCATCCGCAAAAAGTGCCATTGCAATTCCTATGATTTGGAATTGAGGAGTTTCTAAAATCTCTTTGGTTTTTCTATTTTGAACGAGGTATTTACTCATTAATTGAACAAGTCCGCCATACGGATATAAAAAATCTCGTTCGTGATCTATTATTTCATCTATTTTATTTAAATCTTTTTCGGAGTATTTTTCAATTAAAGAAGAATCCCAATATTTATAGTTTACCATTTTTTGAACAAAATGGATTAGTTTTGGAGGATTTTTGCCGCCCCACACGATTTTTCTCAATTTATAGTTTAATAGATTTTTCGCAACCTTTTCGTATAAAGGAGTATCAACGGTTATCAAATCTTCAGTTGCGGTGATTAATGCATCATGGATATTAGTGGATGTTATATTATCTGTTATAGATAACTTTGCCCTCATGATAATATCTGTGATATTAACGTCCTTTATATCATCTGTCGCCCATTCCAAAACTTTATTTATTTTATTCGCATCAAATCTTTCTTTACTACCGTTTCTTTTAATAATTGTTATATCCATAGGTTGAAATTGTTCTTTCATATGTGCGTAAGTTTTACTTATCGCATTCTAGTATCTGCCGAGAAATAAATTTCTCAATTTTCCGCAATTTGTGAAATCTATTTTACCACAAAACTTACAAAAATCAACATTTTTGAAAAGTTTTTTAGTAACCAGATTTATTATAATAGTTTTATATATTCAACAATCTTTTCGGGTTTCATAGCATATAACCCGGAAGTAGAAAATGCATTGCATTCAATAACTTTATAACGTTTATCATTTATAGATGCAATATCTATTGTTAAGATTTTATTTGGATACTCTTTAAAATCTTTTAGGAGACTAGTTACGTAGTCCATCATCTTTGGTGGACAGGAAGCCGCAGAAACAAGGTTGTTGCTGTAGCGGTACAAAGACACTCCTAAAATTTCCCCCTCGCAGGAAGCCGCAAAACGCCACTCTCCGGTAATGTCAAAATTGGGCTTGCTAATCACAACTAGATTTTCATTGTACTCTTCTGAGAAACTATCAAATTCTTCTATATCCAGAATTGTTCCTGTGAATACTTTATTTCCGGCATCTGGACGAACAAAGATTTTACAATCCTCGGAATATCTTCCCAAGATTTCATATTTTAATCTTTTAAGCTCAACGGCAGGTAAAATACAATAATCACGATTTAATAATTCATCGCCAAAAAAACGAGCATAATAGCTATATTTAAACCATTCAGAATTCTCGAAAACATTTGCTCCGATGTTTTTACTTTTTTCGACAAAATCGAAATTTCCAATTGCCAAATAATATGACCAGAAAATAAAATCTTTTTCTTCTGTCAAAATTTGATTGTATGTTAGAGCTTTTGAAAATGATTCAAATTGACTATTCCATTCATTACTAATTTTCTTTTTTTGTAAAAGTATTTTCATTTATTATTTTAATTGAACATCAAAGTATGTATATTTCTCCCCTTTTTCATTTATTTCCACTGCAATTCCAATATCATTTTCCTCAATTTCCAACATAATTAGTTTATCATTATTAGTAGTTAATTTTACTAAAATGCTATCGTCACTAGTTGGTGCTACACTATATACCGTGAACCCTTGACATAAAAGATTCAAAAATTTCCTAGTTGTTTCAATTGTAGTTTTAGAAAATGGCGGTGAACCATGACCGTCCCAATCGTTTTCTAATTTTTGGATTTTATCTAATTTTTCGTTAAATTCCATATTCATCATGCTGCTCATCTAGGTCGATGATTTCATCCGAATAATAAGTCAATATTTCTCTTTCCAGTTCCTTTACCTCAGCATTTAATGTTATATTAACTATTCTTTGAGTGTTCAATTTATCCAATAGGATTTGAATAAGAATGAGCGAAACAATCAACAATGCAGTAACAATTATACTAAAAATTATAATATTCATAAAATTATTAATCAAAACGCATTTTTGAATTTTGTAGATTCATAATTATTTGCTGTATGCGTTTTTAGAAAAAATACGGTTTAACCTGAGCAACCGAAAAGGTTAGGGACGTGCTGTGAAGCAACGGTTTTCCACCAGACAGTTTAATATACTGTCAAACTTTTACTTCAATCAAATTCAAGATTTGTTGATTCATTGCTGCATCAAACAATTGCCGGGGAGTTTCAATTTCATGACCATTCAAGAATGAAATAATAGACGGACTATAACCAGAGAAATAGTACGATCCTTTTTCCTTTGCAGTAGTTTCGAATTTTGGTTTTACATGTCCATAATAACTATTTGGAATATTCCACAATACAATTTGGAAAGAATTTGCAAAATCTTCACTAAAACCACCACTCAATAGTTTCTTTCGAGCAGTTTGAACATTTGTTTCATTTAGTTGACTTGGATTGAATTCGCCATCACTAATGCAAAGAATTCCTTTTGGAAATTCACTTTCAGAGATTCCCGTTTTCTTCAAAGTTACGAACAAATCAATTACACTTTGGAAGTCGGTTGATCCAACACATGATGAATCATCATTAAACCATTTTTCAATTGGCGTTTGACCTTTCCAAGAATGCAATTTTGCATCAGAATTAAATTCAATCCAAGAATTTGCAAAACGACCTGATAGAAATTCTGAAAAATACAGAGCAATTGATTTTGCAATATCATAAGAACTAATCTTTGTTCCAATTGCATTTGATTCCATAGATCCTGAAGTATCCCGAACCACAATCCAATCAGTTGATTTATCATTTTTTTCACTCTTTGCTTTTTCTACCAGAGTAGAAAATTGCTTGTTAATTGTTTCACGAACATGCAAGTCCACGCTACTAAGATGATCAGGAAGTGTTCCAAACAAATCATGTACAAATCCAGTATACTTCACATCTTTTGTTTCAGGAGATTTAATCCATGCACTATATTGATCCGTAAGATTTTGATTTTTAAGGAATTTACTCTTTACCAGCAAATTAAGTGCCCGACCATGAATTTGATCAAACTTAATTTCTGAGAATCGCTTTTGAGAAATAAGTTTTTGCCATTCATGAGCAGATCCACTAGTTTTCAACTGACGGTACAACTTATAATTATAAGAGGTCTGTTTACTTCCAAAAAGCAAACTGCAAATCCATTTTGCAATCATGCAATTAGCTTGGCTTTCCACGCTCTTACATACACTGCGAGTCTTAACTTGTGGAAGATATTTCTTTACCAAGTTCACAGTGTTAGTGTTGTTCAATCCAGAGAAAATCAGATCACCAAATTTCTTCCAATCCAATTTCTTATTTTCCCATCCATTATAAATGAGATCGGTTTGAAGCATAGTGAAAACATCATGCCAACTTCCAAGACTAATAAACAATACAATGTTGCTCCAAAAAGTTTCTGGACTTTTTGTACTCAACCAAATCATTCGCATAATACTTTCATGCTTCAATTCGGAACCTTTTTGTGGTTCTTCTGTAACCGATCCATCAAACATGGACACTTTGCGAGGAATTGTACGAAGAAAATGCGCGAACTTTACGGTATTGAGCGGATCAAGTGCCCAAAGAGTTTCACAATCCTTTTCAATTTCAGCAAAAGAGCGAAGTTTTAGGTAATTACTCGTTTGACCAAATTGATCAACAAATGGGTCCAAAGTGCTTTTCAATTTAACAGCACCATTTTCGGAAAGAGTGTTATTCTGAATATTCAGTGCAGCATTAACAAATGCAGATGATGTAACGTTTTGAACCGGAGAGTTTTTCACGGATTTTTGCTTTTCGGGTGTTTGGAATAGTTGTGTTTTTTTAGTAGTGAACATAATTTTTATCTCCTTTGAGGGGGTAACTTACATTAGATTTGCGGACAGTCAAGAAGGTTTTTACAAATTTCTTCAGTCATCCAATGTGAACTTGTTTGTACATGATTTTTTCTGACAAATTTTATAACTTTTTTAGAAAATTCGTTTTCATGGAAACAGTTTCGACTTCTAACTACATAACCTTCATCTTTAGAAAAATCTAAAGTTTTTTGCATTTCTAGATGAAATTCTTCGGGTGATTTTTTCCATTGACCAGTGAATAAAACTGGAACAGTTTTAAGATTTAATAATTCACAATATTCAATTGTATCATCCCAGCTTAAACAAACATCATCTTCCCAAATACTAAATACCAAAAAATAACTTTCTAGATTTTCGTAGAAAATACTATGTTTTGCATATAAATTTTCTCCGCAAATCCTGAAATTCTCAGGAATGTGATGTTTTATTTCTGAATGAAATTTCTTGACGTAATCTCTTGAGGGATGATGCTTACTATCAATGCTTCTAGCATGAATATTATCATTATACATTGTGGTATTTTCCCCATCCATCTTTTTAGTAACCACGATTTCATCCTTGAATACACTTAAATCGTGTTGAACTTTATCATCACTGGTTACTCCTTCTGAAAATGGAAAATGAAAAGTCCGTGGATACTTTTTATACTTCTGGTTCATTTTTTGAAAGATAATATGAAATCATTTTATTGTATAATAAAAAATTAGGAACAGCTTTTCGTTTACCATTTTCGGTCCACTTATAAGCTAATGCATAACTACAGAATTGGGCAATTGCACCACTGCGGCTAACTCCTGCTGCACAATTTACCAAAATATCTTTGTCTTTATGTTCTAAAATAAAATCAACGATTTTTCTGGCATCTTCATCACTCGGAGGATGGAAAATTTCTCCATCGAATTCAATTGGTTGAACTACATCCCAAAAATCCAAATGCAAATGAGGAATTTCTGACAAACTCTCATTTACAACTTTACTGTTTTCCTCGCCGGGTTCTCCAATACTAATCCAAATTGCACTATCTTTAGATAATTTCTGATTGTATTCTCTGATATTTTTTCTGGAAAAATTAGTAACGGTTTTCATGTTAATCTCAGTTTTTCAAATATAAAATCTGTTCCAGATTTAATTTTAGCAATTAATTCTATTTGTTTTTCTTTAGATGAATTGTCTTCCAGAACTTCTGTTTCAATTACGCAATCTTCTACAATTTTTGTAAAAAAACCAAATTTAGATTTTTTTGTTCGATTTATTACATGTGTACGAGTACGAATTACTAAATGAGGAATTGGATATTCCAGAATTGGAATGCTTTCAATAGACAGTGAGAGCAAATACGTGTTATTTCGATATTTACATCCGGGGCAACCTGTTCTATAATATGGAAAATAATGAACTGTACGATTTAAACAATTGTGATTTAGCGAAATTTTAGCATAGCACTTTGCACAAACTGCAAATGTTCTCCATTCTTTAGATTCGATTATCAACTCTGGATTTTTCTTAAAATAATCCAAACGAAGATTATCCATTTCAATTAATGATTTGTATTTGTCAATAGTAGGTTCATTATTCATTATTTTCGACTTTTCCGTCTGGGTTTGTAATTTTTGCGTTTTGATTAACCTTAAATGGCAATCTTACGTTTTTATAAGAATTTTTCTTTTCTACAATTAACACACCTTTACTCACATTCCATGCAGTGTCAACACCTATAAAAGAGTTATCTCCACAAAATGCAGTAGTGTTGGAATCTGCCCATGAACTCTCATGAACTCTTACACCAGTAATGCCTCCATAAACTAGGTTTTTCTCCACTACTGCATTTTCTGCTTGGTTGAGTTGCACACTTTTATCCCCATTTTTACTATTTAAAAATTCGCAATCACTTACTGAAAAATTTATTGCTTTTCGAGACGTTGCTACTGCATCTTCTCCAATATTCAAAAATGTTACCTTTTCTATTCCACTATTTTTGGCCGCAAAAGTGGCCGCATTTTTGTTATTTCTTATAAAGCCATTCTTTATTACAAATGGTATGTTTGCTCTGAATAATGGTTCTTG